CGTCGTTGCGTTCCGCCTGGGTCATCCCCCCGGCCTTGCCTTCGTTCCTCGTCCGCTTGCTTTCGTTGCCGATTTCTTCCTGCTGCTGACGGTTCTCGATTCCCTGCTGCCGCAGTTCGTTCTGTTCCTTACGGGCGTCGGCAGCTGCGGCTGCGGCGCCGGCCGCCTTTTCGCTGTGGTACTTCGCTTTGTCGAGCCCGTACGCCTGCCGCTGGATCAGGTAATCGTGGTTGTTCTGGATCGCTTCGCCGCGGAATTTGGAGGCGTAGTCGCCGCGCTGTTTCGCCAGTTCGCGCTTGTCACCTTCGATCGAGCGGGTGCGCTTCAGCTCGTTCATCTTCGACTGGACCTTCTGGCCGGCGCCGATCCGCTTTTTGTCGGACAGGTACCCCTGCTGGTTGGCACCGCGCGCGGCCGTGGCCCCGCCGAAGGCAGAGCTGAGGTAGTTGCGCTGGGCCTGGGCGGCAGCTCCGCGTTCGGCCGGTTCGGTAGGTGCGGTCTGACCGCGGAGGGCAGCCGACTGCGCGGCCTGCGCGTCGAGTTTCGCCGTGTTGGCGTTGTCCTGGGCGGAGGACTGGGCGATGTAGCCCTGGCCCTGGGTCGCCGCCTGTGCGTACGCGTTGGCGGTGTCGGCCTGCGAGCCCGAGACGGTCTTCAGGTATTCGTTCCACCAGTTGCCGACGTCTTTGGTGCGACGTTCGGAGGCCCGTTTTTCGGCGTTGATCGCCCGTTCGGTGGGGCGGTAGGCGAGGCGGGTGGAGGCCTGGGTTTCTTTGCGCAGGCGCTGGGGGGTGAGGGGTTCGTTCAACCACTTACCCTGCGGCTTCCCCTGCTTCTTGTTCGGTTTTCCGCCCTTCACCTTCGTGCCGCCTACACTCATCTTTTCCTCCTGGGAAGGGCTCGGGCGCTAGACACTGCCTGTTTGATTGCGGCTTTTTTGCCGGCTGGTTTTTTGGCTTTCGCTTTGCCGGGTGGGGACGTGGTCGGGTCGAGGGGTTCGCCTTCGGCCCGTTCGAGGCGGCTCCAGCCGGCGTTGTTGATTTCTTCGTTTTTCCGATCGCTAGCAGCGAGTCGTTCGGCGGACACGCCCTGGAGCGCGGCCGAGTACGATTTCTGGAGCTGGTCGCGTTCCTGGCCGACAGCGTCACGGTTGTAGCCAAGGGCGTTCTGCGTCGACCCGGCGTAGAGCTGACCGGCGGCGGCATAAGAGTTGGTGGATCCCCGGTTGGCGCGCTGGTAGGACTGTTCGAGCAGGGAGGCGCGGGAGTAGGGATTCGTCTTGTAGTCGTTGAATCCCGCGTCCAGGCCGTAGTCCTGTTTGTAGGCCTGTTCTTTGTAGTCGAGGCCGATGTTCGCGTTGTTGTACTTGCTGGTCGCGCCGGCACTCGACAGTTCGTACTGCGAGTCCCAGGGGGCACCCGTGTACGGAGCGGCAGGCGCCCCTGCGGCGCCAGCTCCCGATTTGGGCTTCGCCACTGGACGGTTCCCGCCGACCCGGCCTGGATTGGGAGCGACGCGGTTGTTGTAAACCCCTATGCCGCCCGCGGCCGATTTCGGCGCGGAGGTTCCCCCGTTTGCGACCCGGGGGCGGGCTTTGACAGCATGGGCGATTGCGGTGCGATTCGCCAAACGACTGCTCCTATCCGATCGCTCGCCAGTAGACGATTGCGGTTTTGCCTGCGGTCACCGCGCCGTTTGCCCAGACTTGGACTTTCAGGACGGTAGAAGTTGGATCTGCCGAGAGGTAGGCGTTGGGGGGGAGGAAGGCCGAGATGTTGGTCGCCGTCACCGTCAGGGAGATGGACGCGGGAACGACGCCGAGGCCATGAGCGATTTCCACGATGCCCGCGAAGTTGGTTGCCCCGGGCCAGGTGACCGTTTTCGAGCCGAAGGCTTCTTTGCGGGCGGCGGGGGTGACGAGCTGGGGAAACAGTTCCTTCGCCGACTTCCCGAGCTTGTCCGCGCTCAGGGGAAAGACCCTGGCGAGCGTGTCGTTGATCTCCTGTTGGTTCGGATCCTGGACGGTCGACGGCAGCGGGAGAGTCACATCGGCCTCCCTACTTCGACACTGAAGTGAATCCGGACGGACCTTGATATCGCCGCGTCCATCGGGAAGGCCAGGTAGTCCCCTTCGCCGATTTGCACATCTTCGATGACCTTCGCTCCTTCATCTGGTTCTCTGTCCACGGTCGTGCCCACGTAGCGCCAGGGGTCGGTTTCAGAGTCGCGGAGAAGAATCAGGAAATCCGTCAAGATCGAAGAGGCTCCTCGGGTTGGTCCTGGTTAAGTGGTATGTTCTCCTCCATGCAAATGCCCCGGCAACGTGGATTAGACGTTCCGGGGCCGACACCAGGAGGTCAGTCCTGATGCAACTCCGAATCCTAGTGGTAGCGATAGTGGCGCTTCTCTCCGTTGGCGTGGCCAGCGTGAGCGCCCAGCCTCTGCCGAACCGCGTCCAGGCAAGCCCCGTGACGATTGCTCAGGCGAAGCGCGAGGTGCGCACCTTCGGCGGGGGGGTCGAACCCGGAGGGGTTCCCCTTGTAATCCGCCGCTGTCACCGCCTTTCAATGTTTCACGTCAAATGCTGGGTGCTGGACCACATCGTTGGGACCACCGAAACCAGTGATGCGGAAACGGGCGAAGTCCAATCGGAAGAAGTCACGGGCATCATCCCCATCCCATTCATCGCCAGCGTCACCCGCTTTAAAATCGATTGGGCGGCGTGGGGGTGGTGACTAGACGTTGCGCGTCTGTAGCTGGGCGCTGAGCAGAACCGCTGAACCGGTGGTCATCGAGGCGCCGGTCACACAGCCGAGCGCATAGGCACCGTCGGCCGGGATCGTGAATTCTGAACTAACCCCGCTTGACACGGTACTCGCGGCAGGTTCGTTGATTTCCACGGTTGACCCACTGACAACAGTTCCCAGCGTAATTTTCAGTTCGGTAATCCCGCCTGAGACCGTAATCGGGTACAACCCGAAGGTAAATTTCAAGGTCGCTTTCGTTCCGTTGCATGCCAACTGCGACCGCAGTCGCAGTTTCTGAGTCTTACCGGCAACGGTGTAATCGGCGTCATCAAAGTAGAAGAACGACGCGCCAACCGAATGTTCTTTCACTAGACTTGCCCCGCTCGGCGCAATCCCAGTGGAGAAAGCCGCCCCCTCATTGGTCCCGAGGATGTAGGTACCCGCGACCATCCCCGCAGCCGAGAGGCCGAACGCGGAGTGTATCGCTCGATACACCGAGTTGTTGGGACTGGCGAGTTTTGTATCCACGATTCCCGCCGCGGCTTCCAGGTTTTCGTTGGTGAGTTGGCCGTTGACTACTTCCCGGAGGGCGACGTCGTTCGATTCGACGTCGGACCATTCGTTGGTACCGGTCTGGTTCAGGCGGGGCAGCGTGACTTTGGTCATTTAGGCATTCACCGTCGATGGTTTGCGAATCTCGCGCAAGTGGTGGTCGACGCGATGCACCGACCATTCCTGGTTGAGAATCGAGTTGGCGAAATAGACTGAGAAGACCGTCCCCCGGGTGGCGCGGCGACGCTCCTTGGCGATCAGCCCGCGGGGTTCGGCCCAGGTGGTCCCTCCCCAGGTGCTCCCCCCCCAGGTCGAGGCGGTGGGGTCGGTGAAGTTGAGTTCGTCGGTGGTCCCAACCCCCTGCCGGAAGTCGTACCCGATCCCCATCGAGACCTTCCCCGTCCCCCAGACCTTCGCCGAGCGGAGCGTCTTCACGTCCGGGCTGTTCAGGTCGAACCAGCCCGAGCGCCAGTAGGATCCGATTGCCACCCCGATATCGGAGGTCGCGGTCATGTTGTGGCGGCCGATCTTGTTTTCTCCCGCCGCGTAGCCGAAGACAAGCTCCTCGACGCTGGCGACCCGGAAGCTGGTCAATGCCGCGCAGGGGAGGTCGTAGAGCGTCCACCATTCATCGGCGATGTCGTAGACGAGGGTTCGGTTGTTGGCTTCTTCGGTGGGGAAGGAAAGGTAGACGCGTTCCTGCCAGACCGCCATCGACGCGTTGGTGATTTTCGAGCCGAGCAGGGACCCTCCGGTGTAGAAGCTCGACGTGCCGCCGATGAACAGCGGTTCGACCAGGTTGGAGATCAGCTCCGGCTGCTGGCCGGTGGTCCGGTAGACGCCTCCTCTGGCGAGAAAGTAGACCCCGGTCTGGTGGGCCGAGACCGCCCGGGGGGAGACCAGGCCGATCCCGGATTCGACCGTGCGGTAGTTGAACACGGGGTTGCCTTTGGCGTCGGTGGAGTTGCCGTAGAAGACGAAGAACTTCGTTTCCTTGAAGACGATCACCAGCTCGCGCCAGGCGATCACTCCCTGGATCGCCTCCCCGTCCCCCGGGGTCAGCTGAACCGAGTTGTTCGGGTTGGCTTCAGTCCCGGCAGTTTTCCATTCTTCCGGGGCGCCGGGCTCGGAGAAGTAGACGTGGGAGGGCGAGGAGGTCGAGGCATTCGGCCCCCCGGTGCTGGTGGCGAAGCCGGTGGCGACCATTCGGTTATCCGGGGTCTGGATGCAGAGGTAGCGGGCCTTCGGCATCGCTTTGGCCGCTTCGCCGTTGACCGTGGCGGTGGGGGCTGACCAGGCGGTCCCGCTCCACTTGCGGATCGTGTCGGTGCCGTTGCCGGCGAAGGCGGCCTCCGCGTTCGGGGCGCCGAAGCGGCAGAACTCGTACGGGCCACCCGCGAGCCCCGTTTCCGAGGCTTTCACCGTGCCGGAGGTTTCGATCGCCTCCAGACGCGTCCCACAGCCTGCCAGGAGCTGTCTGGTCCCAGCGGCGGTGTAGAACGGCGAGAGCGAGTCGACGCGGTTCGTCAGGGCGCCGGTCAGCGCTTCGTAGCCCGAGCGCTGCTGGATCGCGCCGCGATCGCTGTAGAGGACGTTGCCGGCGTCGATGCACTCGGCCGGGTCGACGGCGTCGGGCTTGGCGACCAGGTTCAACCCCTTGCCGAAGCTCTGGAACGGATAGGACGTCAGGCCGCCGGCCATCAGAACCCCAGGGGGTCGGTGATGGCTACGTAGACGTCGGGTCCATCCCGGTATGGCCCGAGCAGGGCTTCGCGCATTTTTTGGAGCCGGCGCTGGAATTTGGTTTCGGCGTTTTCGGCGAGTTCGTAGTCGTCGGAGTCCTCGTAGGCGCGCGCGATCGCGCCGTCGATGATCAGCGAGTGAAAGCGTTCGGGAAGAAGCGGCGTACTGGAGCCCGTGAGGGCGGCCGGGGTCTTCCAGTAGCGGACCAGGAGGGAGTCGATGGTGTTCGTCGGGAACACGTTCAGAACGTCCCCTTCGGTCAGGTAGTAGAAGCTCGGCGTGCCGGTTTCGGCGAGGGTCGGGTATTTGTCGGTGAGCAACCGTCGATCGAGTGGGAGAAGCTTCCGTTCTTCGGTCGTGTCGATCACGTACTCGACCGTCTCGAATTCCGGCAACGTCAGCGGCGCAACCCCGGTGATCGTGTCCTCCAGGAAGCTCCAGTCCTGGTCACCGCAGATGTCGACCAGGTAGGAGTCGTTGAGGTAGCCGAGCGCCTTGGTGTTGGAGAGGTAGTCGAAACCGCGGCCGAGGAATTCGGTGACCAGTTCTTCAGAGTTCATCGGCGGCCTTTACTCCAGGTCCGTTTGGTGAGCCCGCCGTCGCCGGCAACCCGCCAGCCGGCCTTCAGGTCGTTCCTGATTTCGTCCTTCCGCTGTTCAGCCTCCAGCGCCTGTTTGCGCAGTCGGGCGGCCTTTTCGGCGTGAGGTTTCTCGTAGGTCTCCCGCCGGACGTCGTCCCTGCGCATATCGCGGCGGGCGTATTCCTGGAGGATCCCGGAGTCGGGTTCGCGATAGCGGCCAGTCGGGGTTTCGATCGGCGAGAAGGTGGGGATCGGCTGCGCCGCTTTGTTGCGTACATGCCAGCGGCCCGGCACCGCACCCGGCGGAAGGATCTCCGGGGCGGCGTCATGCCGGACAAAGATCAGGTCGAGGTCCGGGTCGAGGGCGTTCAGCGCTTCGCTGATCCCCCGCCCGGCCCGGGCCTGGCGCTCGTTGTAGTCCTCGGCGTCGACCATCGCCCGAATCTCTGGCGGGACCAACCCGAACGTGTCCTTCATCGTCCGCGAGCGGTTACCAGTGCTTTGACTTTTTCCACGTTTTTGGTCGACGCGACCTCTTTTGAGGTTTTCGAGTTGACCAGGTGGATCTTCGACGTGGCCGGCGTGTAGTAGCCGGTCTCGACCGGGAATTCGGCTTCGTTTTCAGAACCGTTGGTGACGTCGACACTGGAGGACTCAACGATGTTGAGCCCGAGCTGGGCCGCCGTCAGGGGCTCGCCTTCGGCTTCGTAGGAGGAGTCGAAGACAACTTCGGTGATCGTCTCCCTCTGATTGCCGACGACCCGGTAGGGCAACCCGCCAGAGGCAACGGAAGTGGCAGTTACAGCCATGAGATTTCCTTTCCAACGACTAGGGGGAGAGGCCGAAGCCCCTCCCCCAGTTCGTTCGGGTTCTTACGCCAGCGCGGAGAACCGGTACAGGTCGTTCCTGCGGTTGCAGGCGAGGTTGGCGCGGTAGGTCAGCTTGCCGACGTACGCGTCCGTCCCCTGCGACCAGGACAGCATCTCGCCGCCCGTGATCGCGTTCTGCCAGTACGGGTCTTTCAACGCAACGAGGAACAGGTGCTCGAAGTGACCCATGTAGAGGTCTTCATCCGGGCAGTCTGGATCTCCGAAGATTTCCATCCCGTTCCACTGTGCGCTTTCGTCGCCGCCGGCATTGAGCCCGCCGTCGCTGTTGTACCGAACCTGCTGCTCAAGCAGTTCGTAGAACTTCCGCTGCTGCTTGAGGCCGGTCAGGACAAAGTTCGGGGTTTTCCCCTGCTTCTGCCTGATTTTCTGCTGGGCCTGGAGGAGAGCCGAGATCGTCAACGCGGTAGTGGCTTCGTTGACGGTCGACTTCCACACAGGTGCGGTCGCGCTCGACAGTCCGCCCAATTCGGACGTGCTGACGATGTTGCGCAGCCCGTTCATCTCGTTGGAGACTTCCCCCACACGGCCTTTCGCCTGGGAGACGAACGTGGTCGTTCCCTCCGTGGTGATGGCTCCAGCGGCGACCGTGAAGGCGACGTTGGTTTCATCAATCGCGGTGATCAGCGTCGGGGCCTGAATCGATTCCGCCGAGGCTTTCGTCCCGAGCATCACCGGCTGACCTTCAAACAGCCATCCCCTTTCGAGCGGGATCGGACCCGTGGTGACGTTGAGGTCCACGTTGTTCGAGGACGACGCACGGCACTGGGCGATCAGCGCGGTCCCGTCCCAGTAGGACTGACGGGTGAGCTGACGGTTCATGTCGTTGATCGCGCCCTGGATTTCGACGTCAACAGCCTCAACGATCGCGTTCGCGTCGCCTTTGGTGCCGTCGATCGCCTCTCCCTGAATCGCCACCTGCTGGTGGAAATTCTTGTATTTGAATCCCGCTTTACGGAATCCCTGCTGGCCGGCTTCGTTCAGCGTGCCGCCGCCTTCGGGGAGGTTGGTGAATCCCCCGTTGCGCCGGTCGTGCAGGACGACTCGGGCTTCTTCACCGATCGTGTACCGGTCGGTTTTCTTCACTTTCTGCCAGAAACGATTTTCCTGGTAGAGCTGCTCAACTACTTTTTTCGGTGCATACACACGCTCAAGCGTTGGTTCGAGCGTTGCGAGGGTCCCAGCCATGGGTGGCTCCTATTGGTTCAGGACTCCTCCGCTGCCATGCGGGCTGCAAGGTCTTCGGACATGAACTTGCGACGGGCGTCGGCGTTGGTGAAGTCGACTTTCTCTTCCCCCGCCGTTCCGATAGGTGCCGCAGTGGATTTCTTGGACGCCAGGTATTCGTCCCTGGCCGCGCTCTTGATCCCCTTCAGGTCATCGAATGCGCCCTGAAGGTTCGGTTCCCCGCTCTGCGGGTCCCGGTTGGAGAGTGCGTTGGTGACGACGAACTTGGTCTCGGCGTCGGAGAGCTTCATGCTCTCTTTGCCTTCGATCTCGCTCAGCGTGGTGTCGATGAAGGATTCCTCCCTCTGCGCCCACTGGGCCTCTTTGTCAGCTTCGTCACGTTCGGCGAGCTTGGCTTCGAGTTTGTCGATCCGGTCATCCGGGTCGACCCATTCGTCGTCTTTGTCCTCCTCTTCCTGCTCCAGTTCGACTTCTACGCCGATCTGGCGAAGGGCTTGGGCCTGAAGCTCAGGCCCTTGGTGTCCTTCGGCTGCCGAGAGCAACTGGTTCTTGCGGTCGAACTCCGGCCGCAAGTCGTTGTAGCGTTGCTCCCAATTATCGGTGCTGGCGGGTGCATCTTCCGCGGGTTTCGTCTCCTCGACGGCCGCGTCGGTTGGCGTGTCCTGAACCTCGTCAGGGGCCGGGGTTGCCTCATCGGGCATGGGTGACTCCTTGTGTATGTACCGGGGCGCTGAGCGCGTGTCCGGATGGGATGGAGGACCGCCTGGGGCGGTGTGTCTCCCTTTGGCGCGGAACTGCGCCTAAGATTCTTTGTTCAGCGGCGCCTGGTCGGGGAGCGGCGGCGGACCTTGCTCTTTCGCCGCGTTGCTCATACCCAGTGATTCCGCCGTCTGCGCCTGTGCTTCGGCGGCCTGCGCCTGCTGTTTGGCTTCGATCTGAAGCAGGGCGTCGTAGTAGGTGTTGGCGGCCTCCTGCTGGGGGCCGTCGAGGTCGTCGTACTCGGTCCCTTTCATCCAGTCGGCGAAGACGTCCTTCTGAACCGGTATCGAGTCGAACGGCCGCGGCATCCAGCCGGGGACGAATTCGTTCGGCATCTGGGTTTCTTCGTTGAAGCCGGGGTCCTCACCGAAGAACGGCCGGCGTTCGGGGCTGGCAAACAACACTTCCGGCCCTTCGAGGATCTTCTGGATGATCAGGTTCGCGCGGGCGACGTCGCGTTCGTAGGAGTCGACCAGGTTCTCCGCCGTGCCGCTGTTGATCGCTGCCATCGCGGCGTGGGGGGAGATCCAGCCACGTTCCGCGAAGGCCATGATTTTGCCTTCGATCGCCTCATGGGTGAGCGATTCGAGCGAGCCGGGGGCGACCCGTACGTCGACCTCGCCGAGCAGTTCGGCGCCGAGAAAATCTTTCATCGGCCAGATCCCCCGCTCGCCCCTCACCTTCAACGTCCGAGGCTCCGTGTAATGACGCTGGACGAGGTACAGGCAGTGGCGCATCAACCGGGAGTGGAACTGCGCCAGGTTTTCCATGAAGTTGGCCCGCCGGGCGCTTTCCTGTTCGATCAGGGCCTGGATTCCCCGCCCGGATTCGACCTGACCGCCGAGGTTGTTCTGGCCGCTGATCCGACCCATGTCGGACAGCGCTTCCTCCTTCTGCTGGAACAGCTCCCCGGGGGTGTTCGGGGTCGGGCGCCACTGCATTTCCCCAGTCCCCACGGCGTTGTACACAGCCCCCGGCTCATCGGTCAGTTTCTGCTTCAGCTGGCCGTTCTGGATGATGATCTGCGGGTTGAGCGCGAGCGCGGCCCATTCGGTGATCTTGTTGTTGCAGTAGTTGATCGTCCGCTGGGCGTCGATCAGGTGCCGCACCAGGCCGGAGTCGCGGTCGCTCTCGGGGTCCATCGAGTAGGTCAGCTTGTGCAGCACCGGCTCATCGAGAACCCGGCCGTCTGAGTCCACGCACGGGTACGGACGCTCGGCGATGATCACCCTGCCGTTGGCCATCGTGATCCAGCGGCCGAGCTGGTTTTTCGGCGACGGGCGCTCCAGGTAGTCGGTGACCATTACCAGCTTCTCTTGCGGGTTGGTCTTGTCCGTTTCCGCTTTCTGGGCGTCGGCGTCGAGTTTGCCGCCGAGGTAACCCTCCATTTCCATCGTGGAGGCAATGTCACGGGCCTGTTCGATCCCGTGCCAGCGGGATTCCTCGAAGGGCAGTCCGGGCTCCCAGAAGAGTTCGTTCGGGCCGAAGGTGCGGATGCGAACCTCGCCCTGGCCGACCACGTTGCCTTCCTCGTCGGAGAGGTAGGGGCCGACCGTGTTGTCGAAGTAGGGCCAGGCGAAACCTTCGTCGGCGATCAGGGCGTAGCGGACGACGCGCTCGGTAATCCGGCGCAGCCCCCACTTGTCGTAGCCGTAGTAAGCGACCTTGCGGGCGATGCCGGCGGCGGACTCACGGGAGGGTTCGGCGCTGGTGGGGGCGATGTCGTAGCCGGGCACCTTCTGGACCGTGGCGGCGATCTCGGTCTCAACGATGTCGAAGATGAAGTTGCGGGTCTGCCGCACGCGGTGGCGGGGCTTTCCTCGGTCGACCAGGGTGCTGGCGCTGGCGGTGTTCTGCTCGCGGAGGACGTTCTTGGAGTCGACCCACTTGTACTGCTGGCCGCGAGCAAAGGCCAGGCACTCGTTCCGTTTCGGAGCGCCTTCGCGCATCGCGTCGCGGCCGCGCTTCATTCGCCCTTCGATCGACTTCGGGATCTCGACCGGGTCGAATTTGAGCAGCTCTTTCGCCTTTTCCATCAGGGCCATTCAGTCATCTCTTCCTGGGCCGCCTGGAAGGCGACGTCGTCGTCAAAGGGGACGTGCTGGCGGGTGGGGGCCTCGCTGGTGTCCATGAACGGCGCGGCCTCGGGGACCTGGATCCGGTTGTTCAGGTCGCGGCGCTCGGCGGCCCAGGCTTCACGCTCCTTACCAACCTGATCGGTCAGGTGGGAGACGTAGTCTTCCCGGCGTCGGAAGGCGAGGGTGGCGGTGAAGCAGTAGCCGAGCAGAAGGCCGAAGCCGAGGCCACAGGCAAACCAGAGGAGAGTGGTCATTGCCTTCTACACTTCTGAGAAGGTGACGGTGCCTTCACCTTCACTGGTGATCAGGGTGACGATTCCGAGGTACCCCGGGATCACCACCGCGCCGCCTTCTTTCTTCAGCCAGATCCCTTCTTCTTTGACTGCCGGCGTGCCGAGGCTGAGCCAGACTTCTTTCGAGGAGGGGTTGCAGACGTACAGTTCGACCCGGGCGGGGTTGGCGGCGACCAGGGTTTCGGAGGTCGCTTTGGCCGTGACTTTGCCCTTCGGCGTGGTCGCGGTTTCCGCCTTGATGAAAGCCGCTCGGGTGCGCTCAGGCATCGCGCAGCTCCGTGATCAGGTCGTCCTTGTCGAGCTTGGAGTAGCCCTCCAGACCCCGGCTCTTCGCCAGGGCGCGCAGCTCTTTGATCGTCCGCGACTCGTAGGAGCCGGTGCCGGCCGAATCATCGGAGTCACCCCGAACCGCGGGGGCCTCCTGCGGGGCTACGGGGTCAACCGATGGGGGCTCGGTCCCGGTCGGTTCGGTGAACTCGATCCCGAAATTCGTACCGTCGAGCGCGAGCAGGACGACGGGAGCATCTCCGGGTTCGCAGTCTTCGCCCTCGCTGAGGCGCCAGGTGTTATTGGCGCCGTCTGCGAAAACGAGCAGGTAGCCGGTGGCGACGGAGATCCGGTGGACGCCGCGTTCGATCGTGCGGGCGTCGCCCCTGTTCATGGTGTCGGGGAAGACCGCCATCAGCTCACCAGCACTTTCGACTCGCCGTCCAGAGCTTCCGCGGCATGGGCGAATGCTTCGAGCTTGTCGATCGTCTGCCCCAGCGAGGCGACGCGATCGCGTAGGTGCGCAATTTCGGCGTCGGCGTCAGCTCCGGGGACCATGCCGAGGACGTCGCGGGCGATCCCTTCGACGTATTCGACAGAGAGGTAGCCGTAGGGGCGGACCCAGGGGGCGACAACGCCGAGGTCGATCCACGGGCCGTCGATGTCCTGGGAGAAGAGGCACTGGCCCGGAGGCATCGGTGCCTGGTCGACAATTCGGGGTTCCATACTGCTCCTAACTGAAGGCCCCCATCGGGGGCGGCTCGGATTGGATGAACTTCCGTTCCTCGGAGTACGGCGGCTGGTAGTTCGGAAGGAAGGCGGGGCCGCGGTCGGGGTGCTCGATCGCGAAGTTCCATGCCCGGGAGAGAACGGCGTAGCGGAGGCTGTCGATCAGGTGGTCGTCCATCTTGATCGCGGCCCATTCGTCGCTCGCGTTCGGGTCTCTCCGGTAGCGGCCGATCTCCCAGATCAGGTTCACGCAGTCGGCGGAGATCGTCAGCGACGGCGCCGGCTGCCCGTCCGCGTCGCAAGCCTGGAAGCGCCGCTTCAGCTCGAGAATTCCGGCCGAGCGGTCGTTCTGGCCGTGCTGGCAGTAGATCCCCTCGCGCGCGTAGGCGGCTTCGAGGGAGTCGGCGTTGATCCCCGTCCGGTTGCGGTAGGACGGGTCGACCACGTAGACCGGATCCTTGATCCCGAAGTTCTGGTTCCGCGTCTTGATTGCAGCAGCGATCTCTGGGACCACCGTCTCCTTCGGGTAGTACTCGGCGAAGGTGCAAGCGGCGTTGTCGTTGTCGAAGGCGGTCCAGGTGACTCCCGTCCGGCGCAGCCCGGGGTCGATGCCGATGACGATTTCCTGCGTTTTCAGCTCGTAGAGCTTCGGCTTGACGACGTGGATCGAGTCTTTGAACTCATCGAAGAAGACCCCGCCGAAGTGGACGAACTCGCCCGATTTCCTCGCCCGGCGCTCCTCGTCGGTCAGCTCGGAGAGGAAGTCTTCGATCGCTTCCTTGGTGTTCCAGGGGTTGTCTTCGATGTCCGCCTGGATGACGGTGATCTGGGGCTCCATCCGCCGCTCCCAGATGTCGTCGTAGACCCACGAATAGCCGAGCAACGGGGTCATCCCGATGATCTCGTCGCCGTTGGTCGAGACCAACCTGGCCCTCGCCTCAGAGCGGAGGATCCGACCGTCCTCCCCGTTGGGCTCCTCGTCCCAATGAATCCGGTGGACCTCGGCGGAGGCCCAGGCATCGAGATCCTGGTCGTAGGTCTTGAAGCCGAAGGTCGAGCCGTTGATGAGGCGGAGGATCGGGACCGGCTGGCGGCGGTAGGACTTGTCGAAGGAACCTTCGATCAGCATGTCCTTCGGCATGAACTTCCGCAGCAAGGGGATAATCGTGTCTTCGTGCTTGGCGAACTTCGGGGCGCCGATCCAGACGTGGAATGGTGGCTCCCACTTCTTGAACGCATGGAGGTGCGGCGGCAGCACCGCCCGATCGACGGCCTGGATGATGTCGTCCACCACGCAGGCCACCGTCTTGCCGGAGCGGTTGCCGGCGATGAAGGCCTTGATCTTCGACCAGGCTTCGTGAAATTCGAGCTGCTTGTGGTGAACGCGTGGAAAGAGCGGGTGGTTGTACCCCTGGAGCGGGTTCGCCTTGATGATCCTGGCCAGCTCTTCGAAGCGAGCCTTGGCCTCCTGGTCGACATCGCCGGGGACCACCAACCGGGTCTCCACTAGACGACGCTGACCCCGTATTTCTTCTCCAGGGCGGAGATCGCCGCCGCTTTGTCTTCCGGCGGGGGTTCGGTCCCGACGCCGAGCGCCTTCAGTTTGTTCGTGGTCCGCGCAACCTGTTCGGCCAGGGTGATCGGCTTCTTGGAGAAACCCGGCTGCGTCTGCGTAGTGCCGGCACCAGTATTTATCGTGGCTGATGTGCCGCTCGGCGAGACGCTCATGCCGGGGAAAGATTGGGTGGTCGCGGGACCAACGTTGATCCCGAGCTGGAGGGCCTGCTTCTTCCCGAGCCCGGCGACGTGGCCGACGCTGTATTCGGAGAGGTAGGCCGCGGACGGTGCGGGGTGCGGGCCGAGCCCGCCGGCCCCACTATCACCGACCGACGTTCCCCAGTATTCGTCGCCGATCTTCATGAAGGTGTGGCCGGCGTTGTAGAAGACGGTCACCGCCCCGGGGCCGGGCTTCAGGACCGTCCCCATCGAGCCGGAGACGATCGGGGAGTCGAGCACGTCGGCTTTACTCAGCACCCAGGAAACGGCGCTGGAGCAGTCGAGGGAGGCCGGGCGACTTTCGAAGCCCCCGCCGTGGCCGCCCCCGTAGACGTAGGGGACTTTCATCTTCGTCAGGGCATCCGCCGCCTTCTGGATCACCTTGAACTTGGTGACGACGTTCTTCGGCGGCTTGCCGACGTTCGGAGCTTTCGGGTTGAGCCCCAACCGTTCGGCTTTGGCTTCGACTTTCTTCAGCTTCGCCTTCTGTTCGGGAGACCTCTGCCCCTGGTTGAACTGCTTCAAGAGTGAGCGAGCTTCCGGCTCGTTGTCGGCGTAGTAGCTGGCGCCCGCGCCGGAGGCCTGGATCGTCTGGGCGAAATCGTGGATCGTCTGGCCCCTCCCCCGCGCCCCGTGGGAGTCCGATTTGGCCTCGTTGTAGAAGTTCCGCGCGCCCTGCTTCAGGTCTTCAGGGTTGGCGTAGTACTGGCTCAGTTCCCCCCGCCAGCCGGCGCCGGAGGGCGCGAAGCGGGACTCCTGCAGGCCGGTGGCGAGCGCCGTCAGCTTTTCCTTGCGATCGGCGCCCATCTGCTGGCCGGTGCGGAGGACCATCTTCGCGACCCTCGACTGCGCGGGCGTGGAGATGATCGGCGATCGCAGTTCCCCGCCCCCGTTGCCCTTCTGGGCTTTCAGCTTGCGCAGCTGGCGCTTCACCTTCCGCACCGCCTGGGGGTGTTTCTGGATCGGCGTCAGCGGCTTCGTCCGGCGGGGGTTGGGGATCGTGTAGCCGGTCGGCCGCGCTTTCGATTTCTTCCCCTGTTCGGCTTCGAATCCCCGGCGGGAGATCTTGGCGAGCTTGCCTTCCGTGGCCCTGGTGATCGGTTTCGATTCGGGGCCGAGCGCCGCGCGGATCGCCTTGTCTTCGGCGGCACGGGACACCTTCGGAGCCGTGGTCGGTTCCCGTTTCGGCAGCTTCGCCTTCAGGGGCGGCTTCTGCTGGCGCTGGGTGATCGTGTGGAGAACGGCCTGGTTTCGCTGCCGAGAGGCCTGTGCGCGGCGCTTAGCGGCTCTGGCGGCCTTCTGGCTCTTGAAGCCGGAGGTCGTCGTTGCGCCCGAGCTGGTGACAGTTACGGTCGGGACTTCGAGGTAGGTGGGTTCGGGGGAGCCCTGCGCGCCCTTGTTCCCACCGCCGCCGCGCTGCTTCGTTGGCCGCCCCTTGGAACCGGGGAGGCTCTGGGCCGGACGTCGATTGCCGCCGCTGGATCCGAACTGGCGGCGCATCTAGGACGACCTAGGCCCAGTAGCCGGTTTCGGCGTGTTTGCGGAGCTGCTTGCGCCTCTTGCTGCGGTTTTCTTCTTTCCCGTCGCCCATCGCCCGTTTGACCAGGGGCACGCGCATCTTCGAGGGCGCTCCAGGGCGTCCTTCATCTCGGCCGGCGAACTGAGGCTTTTTCCGCGACCCGCCGGAGGCTTTGATCGCACCCCGGATCGTGGCCCCGCGTTTCCCGGAAACGGGTTTGATCCCGAAGGGTTTGCGGCCCTGGCGGGGGCCTTTCGGCTGGATACCGAGTGAAGTTCGAGTGGGCATTGGGGGCCTTTCAGCGGAGGATGAGGACGAGCAAGATCACTACGAGGAGGCAGACTGCGAGGACGAGGAGGCTCATGCGCGACCTTTCTGCGCCTGGTTGATCGTCCAGGTCTGGCCGACTGATTCCCTTCCCGGTTCGACCCGGATTGGCCGGGGGTAGGGCTGTTCGGTCTTCTGCTTCGGGATCGCTTTCCCGCAACGGGGGCAGACCTCAGCGCCGCAATTCGGACAGTGCGACATCAGTTCTGGGTGATGCTGATCTGGACGAAATCGTTGGCCCAGCCGGCGACCGGGGCGTTGCCGGGGTTGGCGTGGCCGGAGAGCCCGACGCGGAACTCGCAGCCGGTCCCCAACGCGCCGCTCTCGATCAGCGCCTTGGCGGCGAGCTTCGCCTGGTCGGCCGCGGCGACTGCCTCACCGATCGTCTGGCCCTGGGGAACCAGGGCGTCGATTGCGTCGTAGACCTCCGGCGCTGCGAGCGGCTCCGGGAGGGATGCAGTCCAGCTCATGGTGTCCTTTCGTTGATCGGTCGTCAGATCCGGGGGGAGGGATCGAACCTCCGTTCCGGGGTTCAGAGCCCCGTGTCTTGCCGCTGGACGACCCCGGAATGGATCGGATAGGGTCGCGACCGCGTCCCCTGGTCCTATGGCCTCCCGCTCTCGACTAGGGGGCGCGCCAAAATGCTCAAGTTCTGGTGGCCCCACATCCTGCGCGGAATTCCGGCGCTCGCCCTGATCGTCGTCGGGGTGGTTGGCGTGCTCTGGCTCGACTTCAGCCAAACGGTGTACTACGCCCTGATCGCCGGCTCCCTGGGGCTCTCCATCGGGAAGGCGATCGGGTTCGCCCACGGGATGAAGGCGCGGGAACGGATTCTGGAGGAGATCTACGGGCCGGAGTGGCGGGCCGATCTGTCCTGGGGCTACTACCGACGGGGGAAAGCGAAGGAGGCGGGTAAGAATTGACCGATGAGAGGATCGTCCAGTGGTTCGGGGAGAGCTGGGAGGCGCCGGTCTGCGACCCGGAGCAAGAGATCGCGGTGCCGGTGGACAGACCCTGCGTCCGCTGCGGGATCTATCTCCTGGTCGATGACCAGGGCCTGGCGATCCCCTACGTCGACCCGCTGGCCAGGGAGCTTGTCCGTCCGGGGGATGAGCTGCCGGACGTCGCCTGGGAACACCTGTACTTCCACCGGGGCTGCTTCATGGAAGCGATCCGGGACTGAATCTACGGTAGTCTCCTCCGCCTAAGGAATTCAGACCATTAAGGAGGAGCTACATGGCGGGGGTCCCGATCGACTGGCACAAAGTGGCGAAGAAGGAAATGCATCCGCTCCGGTATCAACTGTTGTGTCGGTACACGGACGGGGAGGCGCATTCCCCGAAGCAACTCTGCGACGAGTTCGATGAGCTGATTGGCAACGTCAGCTATCACATCACGACTCTGGTCGAAGCTGGCCTGATCAGACTGAAGAGCACCAGGCAGGTGAGGGGTGCGGTCGAGCATTTCTACGTACTGGTGCGGTAGGTTCTCCACCGGTCAGGTTTCCGGGGGGAGGTTCAAACCACGATGAACTCATCCAAGGAGTCATGGGGGGACTCCGGAGCCTGGCCTTACTTCCTCATCGTCAGCCGGGCGAGTGCGATCGAGCGAGCCTGGAGCATCGTCTGGCCCTCAGTGTTGTGGATTCTCACCGCGAGCTTCTCGACGTCCTCCGGGGTCGGAAGGTGACGATTGTCGTCCTTCGCGACCTCGGCCATCTCGTCGGTGAAGTCTTTGCCGATCGGGGAGCCGGCGATCGCAGCTGCGTCCTCCGAGGGCGTGTGCTGGGAGACGTCTACTCCCTGGAGGGCGAGATCCCGGAGGAACTCCCCCACCCTTTTCCCGTTCTTCTTCGCCCGGGTTTGGATCGCCGCCTTCTCCTGCTCGGAGACGCGGATCTGGATCACGGTGGTCTTGGTCATCGGGCTGTGAGGAGGGCGGCGGTGGTCAAGGCGAGCGACAGTGGGATCAGAATGAAGATCGCGGTCCAGGTGGGCTCGGCGAGGAAGAGGTAGAGCCCGATTCCGAGCAGGGCGTATTCGAGCGGCCCCATTAGAGGAGGTCTCCGGGATGGATGCCCAGGCCCTTGGCGATCTTGCGGAGCGTCTTCACGGTGGGGCTCTTTTTACCGTTCTCGATTTCGGAAAGGTTGCCCTTGGCGACCCCCGAGGCTTCGCTCAGGGCGCTCAGGGTCATGCCGTGAACGAGGATCCGCTCAAGCCGGATCTCTTTGCCGACATCTTCGGCGGCCATCACAGCCCCCGATTCTTGAGCGGCTTCCCGCACCGGGGGCAGGTCGTCTGGTCGAGCGAAACGAGGTAGACCCCGCAGAGGCACACGATCGCCTTTTTGCCCTCCTCCCCGGCCTGTTCGGCGACCCGGAGGGCCATGGCAACGGTCTCGTCAGCGGAGGCGTCGGGGTCGAAGTCGGGCATCAGTGGGTGTACCCGTAGACGAAGGCGAGGACGACAAAAGCAAAGGCGCCCCAGTAGACGAATTCTGCGAGCAGGACGTTCACGGCAGTTCCTCGGGCTCAGTCATCGGCTTTCAGTTTCGAGACGGCGATCCCAAGGGCGATCCCGTATGCCGCCGACCATTTATCGAGGTTGTCGGGAATTCCGTCGGGGTCGGGGTAATGGAAGTTCGAGCTTTTGAGGAAGTCCCGGATGGCGTTGACGTCGACCCCCAGTCTGGCCATCGCCTCCTTTGCCGAACCGCCACCCATCATCAGCTCGCTATCCGCGGCTTCGTGGAGATCGTTGGCGGAGATCAGATCAGTCATCGCCGTCGATGTGGGAGTGGGTGTAGGGGTTCCAGCCCTTCGCGACCATGATCTCTTCAACCGCGTCGAGCATTGGGCGTTCGCCGTTCTTGTGCTCGGGCATGAGGAAGGCGAAGGGGATTCCGGTGTCGGGATCGTGCAGGTAGATGACCGGGGATCCGTCCCGCTCGACCGCAGCTTTGACGGTCCGCAGGGCGGCTTGAAGATCATCGGACATCAGAGCAAGTCCTTCGCCTCAAGGTCGAGCCCCTTCGCGACCGCCGAAAACGCGGCTGAGAGCTGCGACAGCGAGACCCAAGATCGCACTGTGTGCCTCCCGCAGCCGCTCGTTCTCCCCTTCGAGGGCCTCGGCCCGGGCTTGCCACTTGTTCCGGGCGGCGCAGACTTTCTCGTAGGCGTCGGCTGTCGGGTAGGGCTGGGTGCTGGGGGGTTGGTCAGGCATTGGCTTTCGCCGCCCACTCGCCGATGGCCCAGGAGAGCCAGCGGTTCGCGGCTTCCTCGGTTTGAAGGGTCGACGCCAGAGCGTCGTAGTCCGTGGCCCGGACCCAGGGACCATCGGGGTCGGGGACCAGCTTCGCGTGCGGGTGTGCGTGAAGGTCAGGAATATGTCGGAACCGCTCTACCTCCCCCTGAGGTTGGTCAGGCATCGTTCGTCCCTTCGAAGGCCGCGAGAACGTCGCGGAGCATCGCCTGAACAGCTAGGGAGTCGCCGCGGAAGATCAGGTAGTAGCCGAGGCCGGGCAGGCCGCCTACGGAGGCGCGAAGGACCCCCGCCGGATCGTCCTCCTCTTTGTTGATTTTGACGACCATCGGCTGGCCGGCCCTCTCCGCCGTCAGCCTCTCGACCTGCTCCCGGGTGATCTTCGGCTCAGTCATCTGACTCCGGGGGATCTCCGCCGTCGAGGAAGCCGCCGATCTCGATCATCCCGGCCAGCGGTGGCGGATTCTTCGCCCGCTCCTCGCGCTCCTTGTCCATCGCGTCGAGCCAGCCATCGGTGATCTCTTCGGCCATGATGATCGCGGCGACGCGGAGCCGAAGCTGCTGGGTGATCCGCTTGTCGGCCGCGGGGAAGTCGGAGTAGCCGGTGAAGGAAACCCAGGCCTCGGCCTCCTCCAGGCGGGCCATGACGTCCTCGTAGGACTCGATCACCAGCTCCCGGCGTTCGCCGATCAGGATGATTGCTGCCCCTGGTCGGGCTTTCAGATCTTCGAAGGCGTCCTCAGCCATCGTCCCTCTTGATAATCCAGGCTCCGGGGGCAAGCTCTTTCGCCAAGGCGACGGCGTCCCTGGCTGCTTTCGCGGCCTCGGGTAGCTCGACCACGTCGGCTTCGTTCTCGGCGACGATCGCGGCAACCAAGACCTGCACCGCGATCAAGGCTTTTTCGAAGGCCTGTTCCTCCTGATACCCGGCCTCGGCGATGGAGGCGTAGTTGGCCCTCCACTCCTCCCGTTCCCATTCCGGGACGTAGTTGACGACCTCCATGCTCTTGGGGAAGCCGGTCTCCGCGGCCGGGCTCGCGTAGATGAAGTGCCCGTTCTCGATCACCGCGTAGATCACCGGGGGGCCGGGGGGCTTCTTGAACTCAGGCACGACGTCCCCGGTTCCAGACGATCAGCTCGGCGGCGAAGGCGATCAGCCAGACCAGGGCGAGCCACCAGGGGCCGATGATGACCGTGGCAGTCGCGGCGGCGAAGAGGATCAGGAGGCGCCAGGTCGGCCAGCTAGGCATCGGCTCTCGCCTCAATCTGCTCCCGCGCCTGCTGGAGCCAGAGCGCTTCGTCGAGGGATCGGTCGATCTTCACCAGCTGCTCCAGGATGCCGCTCAACACCGTCGGGGGGATCACGGTCACCCGCTCCATGAAGGCGATCTGGTCGCCGAGTTGAAGGCAGGCCGCGCAGGTCGGCTGTCCGACCATTTCCGAGTGAAAGTCGGCCGCGCCCCTCGTGTGCCCCCGGGGGCAACGATAGATCACCATCGCCTGGACCGTCTCAGCCATGGTCGGCCGCAGTTCCTTAGGCATCGGGTCGCTCGCGGTCGAAGTGCTCCGGAAGGCTGTCGGCGCCGAGCTTCTTCTGGATCGCCAGCGACTGCTCCAGCTCGATGTAGCCCTCCCCGGTGATCTTCCCGAGCCCGAAACCAAGAATCGCGCGCTCTTCAGCGGTCAGCTCGATCGCCTGGATCTGCTCAGCCATCGCGAAGAACGGGTTCGAGGAGGGCGCGGCACTCCAGGTAGTGCTGGTGGGTCAGCGGCTGGGGAAGCTTGAGTGCGTCGGCAAGGACCCGGACCCAGGTGTCGACGGAGATCCGCGCGACTGGGACGTGGAGCGCAGCCAGGAGGTGGAGGTCAGGCATCGGTGCCCGTCGCGCAGGCCCAGTGGATCACCAGGGCGACGCTGTTGTAGAAGCCCCTCTGGGCCTTCTTCCTCTGTTCAAGGTCGTCGCCTGGGCCAACCGCGACCATGGTGGTGACGTCCCCCGGCTTGAAGTCCTTCCCGCAGCCGAAACAGGAGGTTCCAACCAGATCGTGGTCGGAAGGGAGCGGCTCGAACTTCCGCGTCTCCGTGGTCCCTTGATGGCGGACATAGGAGACGGCGATTCCTGGGGTCTGCTCAGCCATCGGCCATCACCCCGTGAACCTTGCGCAGGTGGCGCTCGAAGAGCGCTTCGGCGTCGCGGCGGGCCTCGGCCTTGGCAAAAGCGTCAGCCGGGTCGAAGTGCTCGGGGTTGCAGCGGAAGACGAAGTCGGTGACCTCCCAGAAGGCGGCCTGAAAACCGAGGTTGGCGATGCATGCCCGGCACCCCAGGAGTCGAACCGGGGCGATGATGTGGGGGGCCTCGGGATGCGCCTGGGGGGCGGCCACGGCCATCACTAGATCTTCCGGGGCGATCCCGATTTCGACCGGCGCCCGCCAGTCGATCGCCGGCATCTTCTGCTCCAAGTCCCCCAGCGTTCTCTCAGCCATCTTGGCTCGTTGGGAAGAAGGCGATTTCAGCGTTGTGCCGGGCGACGAGGATCCCGGTCTTCTCGCCTTCGTAGGCGAGGACGATCGAATCCCCCAGCCCTTCCCCCTGGAGCGCTTTAAGCTCTTCGAGCAGTTGATCGACTGTCATGTCATTACATCTCTACCAGAGAATGTAATGTCATTACAACTCCTGAACGTAATGTCATTACAAATTGCCTTTGGGGGAGGAGATATATGAGCGGTGCCTATATAGATATATCCACGCCTGCGGCGGTCAGCCCCTCCCCTCCCCCCCTGTGCCTGGAGGGGATCGGGATCGCTGTCCCTGTTCGGTCCCCGTTCGACCCTCACGCTCACTGCTCAACGCAGCGCAATCCCGCTTGTAATGCAGGGAGAGAGGATGCTCAGCTGCCAGCCTGACTAGCTGGTACTCACTCTGATTCGTGCCTGAGGCGCAACCAAAGCCTTGCGCGTTTACTTCGGTGGACGCGGACGCTTCGCGGAAAGCTCGCGGAAAGCTCCCTTGACGACGCCCGTACTCCAAAGCCTTCGCGCTCTGCTTCGCCTACTGCTCTTGTCAGTACTGCTCCCGAGTGCTGCTGGGTGGGGTAACAGCGGACGGGATTCGGGGCATCTCCGACCAAAGCGCAGGCGTCGATCTGACCCAAACGGCGCTACCTGGTCGCCATCCAAGGTGTGTACCTGGTTGACAGGTCGGGGGAGAACGTCTACCTTGATTGACAGTCCACTGATAAACGTAGTCCGAAACTGGAGGTTTCGAGATGAGTAGAACCGTTGACACCACGCGCCATAGCGCGAATTGCTATTGCAAGGCCTGTCGGACCGACCGTCTCGCCGAAACGACCGTGAAGGTGGGCGAATACTTCGCCATCGACCTTGACGAGAACAACCGGGCTGCGCTCGACGCGCGCCGGGATCGCTTTCCGGGCCGTGAGTTCCCGGCGCTCGGCTGGGGCGTCTGTCGCCACGGTCACGGCTTGCAGGACTTGCCGCCGCTGAGTGAGGTTCAGGCTCGCCATCTCGCGGATAAGCTCAACGCCTAGGTTCCCGACTGTCTCCCGCTTCACGGTGGGGGATGGTCGGGCATCAGCCCGGTAAGTCCACTAGACGAAACGAGGGATAATCATGGCCAGACTCACGGTCGAGGAAGCGCGGGAACGTCGCGCCGAGATTGATCAGCACATGCGCAATCGCAGCTACAACTACGCCGACGAGCAGCGGTTCGATCTCCTCATTGACGTTGTCGAGACCATCGCGAACGATGACGAGGGCGAAGGGGTCGCGCTGGCGAAGGCGGCGGAAGGGATCGCCGAGGGCGGGGAGGTTCTCGACCTGGACACGGTCACCTACTCGCTGACCGAATACGAGGCGAGCGTCCTACAACGCGCGCTCGGGGACCTGGTCGCCGAGCGGGACGGCGAGGCGGAAACTGCGTCAGTCCTGCTGGAGCGCGCTAACGACCAGCTGCGGCCCGCCTGGCGATGGCGAGCCGGTGAGGGCGCCTGAACGTTCCGACTGTGCGCCGCTCTGGCGACGCATGGTCGGGCCGTAGGGTCCGGAAAGTCCACTAGACAGAAAGCAGGAATCATGAGCAAACGAGATGAACGCGCCGCTTCACTGGCGTCCGTGAACGACGGGAAGCACTGGGAGAATCTGCGCCCGGTCGAGAAAGACGAGTACCGCAGGCAGGCCACGCGGGAAGGGTTCCGCGACGACTACGACCCGACCTGCGCGAGCGACGCGGTCGGCGAAGCGATGCGAAGCAGGCTGGACAGGCTGGCCGTGCTGGTCAAGATCGGGAACGGCGAGGATTCGTCCCGCGCCGAGCGGGAAGCGGTAGACCTCGCAGCGGCGGGAGAGGATGACGCTGATGGGGGTTGGGACGTTCAGCAAGAGGCGCAAGATCGGCTGCACGAGTTCCCGCTGGCCGTCGAAACGATGACGACGTTTGAAATCGTCCTCGGCACGGGCGGGCCGGATGATCGGATTCTGATCGAGTGCCGCACCGAAAAGGATCGAGCGCAGGACGGCGACACGCTCACCACGTACGAGATCCGCCGCGTCCTCTACCGCTACTCGTGGTCGGGCAGCGCGGAGGTCGAGCTGGTCGGCGAGGACCGGGAGGTCGCGGAAGCGTTCGCCCGTGAGGTTGTCCCGGAGTTGGTCGAATGAGCGCGGCTGAGGTCGGCGAATACTTCGCCATCGACCTAGACGAGAACAACCGTCACGCGATTGCAGAGCGTCGGAAGCGGTTTCCCGGTCGCGAGTTCCCGGCGCTCGGCTGGGGCGTGTGCCGCCATGGCCACGGCCTGCAGGACCTACCGCCACTGAGCGAAGGGCAAGCGCGGGAGTTGGCCGGGAAGCTCAACGCCTGAGCGTTTCGACTGTCCCCCGTTCGCGGGGGGTGGTCGAGCCGCAGGGCTCGAATCAGTCCACTAACGAAAGGTAAGCGAAATGACGAACCGTGCCAATCGCCGATACAGCCTCCAAATCGAGGAGATTGACGGCGACCTACATCAACAGGACGACGGCCTCAGTCTGGACGACGTACTGGAGCGTGTCCGCTTCGTCGTCGGAGGCCACGCGGGAACCACGCGGGTAAGCGGCGAACATGTACCGGCTGCGTTCGAGATTACCGTCGCAGTGGTGGCCGACCCGAAAATGGACGCAGAAACCCGAAAAGAAATCCTCCAGGGCGAGCCGCGCTACTTCGCCTCGCATCTTCTGGACGGTTGGATCATCCGCGACGGGATCACGGGCGAGGCCATCCCCGCCGAATCGGAGCGGGACGCCGAACAGCGCGCCGCCGAGATGAGCAAGCGCGAGACGGAAGCCAGCTAGGGCGCCTGGAGTTGCGCCGGTTCGATTCCGGCGCGTCCCTTCCCGGATTTCCCGGGAGTCAGTCCACCTAAACGAAAGGCACCCAGAATGAGCGAGATCGAGTATGAAAGCGTTTGCCGGGCCGACCTGCGCGAGACGTGGCGCGTGGAGAAGCCGGACGGATGGGACGCGCTTTCCGCCGAGCAACGGTCCGATTTCCTCGATGAGGCGATGCAAGAGGGCAGCGCCGAGTTTGTCTCGGAGCGCCCGGAAAACGAGGAAGATCGAGACATCGACCTCGGAAGCGTCGAAGAGATTCCGGACAAGCCCGACGACGGTTCGATGGCCGCGAAGTTGACCGACACGGACGCAATGGACCATTTGGAGTTGGTCGCGGTCCGCGACGCCTCCAGCGCCGCCGACGTCGCGGAAGCGGTCTATTCGGCCCTTGCCGAAACTGGACGCGAGCACCCGAGCTAGGACGTCTGGAGTTGCCCGGGTTCGATTCCCGGGCGTCCCTTCCGCCATCTGGCGGAGCAGTCCACAAACGCATGCGACTACTGGAGGTAGCGCGATGAGACAAGGTCACATATCGGGGACTCGCATCCCCGGCCCGGAGTTCACGAGCAAAGCATTCCGGAACCGGAACCGGGAGATGATCAAACAGCCGAAAGCGAGCATCGCGACGGCGTTGGCGGCGCATGATCGGATACAGGCGATCAGCGATGAAATCCGGGGACGCCACGGCCTGCCGTTGGTACCGGAAGCGCCGAGGGTCATGGCCTGGCGGGCGAAGGTCGGTCCGGTCAAGGTTCAATCCCTGGCCGAACGTGCGGCGGCTCTGGCGGCTTCTCGCGCCAAGCTGGAGCGGGACCGGGTGAAGGTAGACCGGGAGCTTGCCGCGCTGGCAGAAGAGGCGAGAGGAACGCGGGAAGTGACCCGGATCGCGGACCTGCTCGGCTTGTCTCGTCAGCGGCTCTACCAGTTGGCCGCATGATCGGCGCGCTGGCATTCCTGGGGATCATGGTCGGGGCGAATGTCGCCCTGGCCGTGGTCGCCCATCGGCACAATCGGAAGTTCGATCAGCGGTCAGCGCGATAGCTTGCGCTAACTACCGCAGAAATGAGGCGATGAAAATGGATGAGGACTACACGCCGTTGGAAGCACTACAAGGATTCCTGGTGATTGCCGCCGTGGTCCTGGTGCTCTACGGGATCTGCTCGTTGGCCGCTTGACAGCACCGCTTGCGGCGCCAACTACCGCGACGTTTTGGGGGGGCCTCCGATCTGGGGGCCTTTCCTTTGCACGAAAACGCGGCCCCGGGTTCTGGAGGAACCCGAGACCGCAGGCCACAGTCCACTAAACGATGGCTTGCGCAGTCTATCGCGAAAACAGCGGCTCTGTAAGCGATTCTCCGGCCCTCGGCGCGCTTGCCCTTTGGGATCCCCTTCGGGGGTTGACGCCTGGCTTGCGCCGGGTATCGCGATGCGCCACACTGGCCTCAAGGAATCAACCAAGGATCTAGGCGATCAGGACTCATCGGCAGTAGCAACCGTCATCTCCTCCGCAGTCCCCTCGATAAGTTCGGGCCTGTATCCCAGGGTCTCCAGCTCGCGCAGAACTTCGGTCGCATCGCGCTGGACGATCTGCGTGGGTTGGCCGGAGTAGAGAAGATGTTTCTCGCCGTGGATGCCGGTCGCAATTGCCGCGGTTCGAGCGATGCCGTGGAGATCCTTGGTCTCGACCTCGTCGGCTTTCATCCGGTCGCGGAGGCGGGAAACGGCTTCGCGCTCAAGGTCTCCGGCGGTCTGCGCCAATTCCTGGTGCATGTCCGCCATCTGCGCCTTCAGCATCGGCGCGACTTCCTGGCGGGTCCGTTCATAGAGCGCCAGCTTGGTCTTCCGGCACCACTCGCTGAGCGTCGAGGCGGGGATGCGGATTTCCTGTTCTTCGAGCAGGGCGTGGGCGCGGTCGCGGTGTCCCGAACAGATCGCCATCGCCGTCAGCCCAGCGTTGATCTCCTGGTCGGTGTAGTCCCGCCGCGACCTAGTCAGGGTCTCGGTCACAGCAATCACCGCCTATCCGCTGAACGCTTGACAGTTCCTAAAGGGTTGTGTTTACTCGGTTCACAGCTTCGTCCACAGGAGATAGCCCAGACATGATCGAAAAGCACGATGTAGGCCCGGGGGAGGACGCGCTCTGCCACTTGGGGGATGCAGAGCTGCGCGACGCCGTCGAGGCTTATGAGGCCGACCTCGCATCCCTGCCACCCGGCACCGAAGCCCACCGGATTCTCACGGGATTGGTTGAGGCGGGCCGGAAAGAGCTTGACGGCCGAGCAGGGGAAGCCGAGAAGAAGTAGAAACCCGGGGAATGCCGACCCCGGAGGAGATTCGCAAAGGCTTGACCGTGACGGCGGCGGAACGTGAGGCTGCCGACGTGCTCCACCGGGACGCGACCGCCAGGATGAAGGAGCTGCTGCGGGCCGCGTCGGCCCATCCGGATATGTCGATGGCGGAGGCGGCGCGACTGGCGAAGGTCACCCGGAGCGGCGCCTACAAAATGCTGCGAGAGGATCCCGAGGAGTAGGCGCACGTCTGGTTACGCCCCGTGTTGGTCCAAACGCCAGCCCTTCAACCGGAGGCCGACTACCGGGAGCTGCTTCTAATTATCCGGGACCGGCGAACGAAAATCTAGACCTTCAAACAGCGGCAGTTGCCGGAAACGTCGAGGCAATTCGGATCTCCTTCTCGATCCGGGCGAGCAACTCGACCTGTCCGCGGGGGTCGAGGTCGGCCATCGTCTCGCGCAGCCGATCCCGGACGGCGCACTCTCGTTTCTTCCGGGCGTCCTTCCTCAGTTCCTCCTGCTCGACCTCCAGCTCGACCTTGAACTCGGCGCTGTGGGTGCGAGCTTCAGTGGCGAAGATCCGGAGGTAGTCGTCGTCAACACCCTCGGCCGGATCAATCGCGGTGCGGCCAGATCCGGTATAGCCGCGCTCGGTCTCCGGCGTGAAGTTCGCGGTCTCCTCGCCCCTCGCCGGAGGGTCGCTGCGCCAGCGCGTCTTCAGTCCCGCTTCGCGGCTCGGTCCCGGCGTCGAGGAGAGCAGGCGAAGCGGCTGGCGTTCGTCGTGGCCGATGATCCGGACGATCCAGCCTCCTTCCTTCAGCTCGGGCTCCATGAACTCGATCCAGACCGTTGGCTTGCGCGGGACGTCGATCGTCGCGCCGGTCCCTCGATCCACGATCTGCCGGCCGCCCCCCGACCAGGACAAGATCAGCTTGTTGCCAGCCTTTACGTCCGGCTTGTTCTTCCGCTTCAGCGCCCGGCAGTCGCCGCTGAAGATTGCTTTTCGCTCGTCAGTCGTGAGCTTCATCGTCCCCCCTCGGTTTGATCAGGTCGGCTTCAACGGCGACTACTGCCTCGGCGTGCCCCTTCAGCGCTTGCGCTTCCGTCGCGTAGCGATCCTGGAAGTCGAAGTCTTCCCGGGTCCCATCGTCGGAACGTTGGAAACACATTGTCTCGAAGATGATCGGTGGCCCGTTGCGACGAAATCCGTGGTCCATCCCGAGCCAGACCGTCGAGATTTCCACGTCGCCGATAATCGTCTTCTTCACCACCCTGTACTCGTAGTCACTGAACGCCTCAGCCCAGTCGGCGTAGCTGATCGGGTTGCCCTTGCGATCGAAGTGGCGCTCACGCGCCTCCGCCCCATACTTGTCTTTCATTTCCTGGTCGAAGGCGTCCATCAGCTTCCTCGCCCCTTCCGGCATCGACGGGCGCCAGGGCTTCCCGGTCATCGGTCGGCCTCGACTTCGATGTCGGGGGTGCCGAGCTGCGCCAGCTCGACCGCCATATTTTCCAGATCTTCGGGGTTGTCGCGCACGTCTTTCGGAAACTCCTCCAGGGGGACGTAGTAGCTGAAGGTTACGTAGACCCCTTCCGGGGCGTCCTTCTTACGTTTGGCCATGTTTCCTCTGCGATTCGAGGGCTTCGTAGTAGGCCGAGTGCAGGAAGCCGAGGGCGAAGGGGTCGCGGTCTTCCCGGAGGCGCATCCAGGCCCACAGGGCGCGTCCTGAGCGCCCATTGCCGTCCATGAAGGGGTGCAAGGTCTCGTAGCGGACGTGGGTCCTCCAGGGGGCGCCGGGGGCGTAGCCCGGGGTCGTCAGGATCGCTTCCAGCCGTTTCGGGATCCCTGGCCCTCCGGCCGGAGGAACGTGATTTTTTCCAACTCGGACGTTCATTCCCGGGATCAACCGCAACTGCGCGCGGGCGATCTCCAGGACAAACTCCTCCAGCGCTGCGACCCCGACCACGGGCAGCGCCAGGAACTTGACGTAGGCCTCGACTTCCTTGCCAGGGCTCTTCTTGATCCCCTCGATCCGGTTGCTTTCTTCGATGAAGTCGTTGAGCCCGTTCACAATCCTTCTCCCGTCAATCTCGCGGTCAGCCGGAACGGGCTGACCTGGTGTCGGATGATCGGGTGGCCCATCTCATGCCAGTAGCCACCGCTGATCAGCGCCGGGAGAATATCGAGCTTTTTTTCGTCGTATTCCCGGTGGTGTTTCCGGCAGAGCGGGACGACGCAGTCCATGTCGTCGCAGCCCCCCCGGCTTCGATCCCACAGGTGCGCCGGGTCGATCTTTTCCTGCTCCCGGCCCCGGCCGCAGTAGACGCAGGCCTCGTCTCGGACCTTCTTACGCTGCCGCGGGTGTGCGGCGCTAATCGTCATTGTTCGCCTCCAGGTAGTGGTAGCCGACGCTGGTGTCGGGGTAGAGCCGAGACATTTCCTCGGGTTTGCCGAGGCCGTGAAGGATTTGGTCGACCACGCGCAGCGTGACCGTCGCCCGCTCCCCGTGGAGGTAGGCGAAGATCGTCCGCGGGGGGATACCGGAGGCCGCCGAGATCGTCCCCAGGGATTGGACCGCCAGCTCCTTTTCGAGGAACTCCCTTAGGGGTAGTGAGGGCAGCGGTCTTTCCCACCCACCATCCTGGCGCGGGGTCTTGAAGTTGCGGGGTGGGATCCCTTCGGCGCGCCGCCTGGCCGTCGCGTTTTCGCGTCTGCGGGTGAGGCGGCGGGCTGACGCTTTTTCTCGTCCGCGGAGGACAGGTTTGCCTTCGGCCCGAAGCCGATCGCGTCGCGCTTTCTCCTCTACCCCCTTGCAGGCTTTGCAGGGCGATGCCGGATAAACGGCAACGATCCCCGACTTCAGGCTGCGCCTGACGTGGTAGAAGGCCGCGACCGGCTTCGTCTCCCCACACCGGATGCAACGCTTGAACTGAGGCTCCTCGACGTGGCCGTTCAGCGTTGCGCGGAAGCGCTCGATCAGCGCTTTGCTGATCTTCGCCCTGATCTCGGCCGACAGTTTCTCTCCCTTGGCCGCCATGCTCACAGCGGCTCCGCGACGTGGCGTTCAGCGGTGCCCTGGTGGCGGTTGCAGAAGTAGACGTTCATCCCCGTCAGGACCCGGGCGTTTCGTTTCCCCGGGACCCGCTTGAGGATCGGCACGCTGCCGACCGCCGGGAGGTCGCACCAGTCGCACGGCCCGGTGGGACGCGGGCGGGTCAGGTCCTCGACTCCGCCGAGGTCCCGACTCACAGCTGGCCTTCCTTCGCTCGACGCTGGCGCTCGCGGCGGCTGACCGGGTCGGAGAGATGGAGTTGCTTGCAATCCGGACAGCGATAGACGAGGAGATCCAGAGACGACGCGGCGGCTTCGGCGTCACCGCGCTTCCTGAACCCCTTCTTCCCGCTCGGACAGCTGCGTTTGCGATCGGAGCGCTTCGGCCCCCGCCAGTTGGCCCTGGGGGGTCTCACGCCGGACGCCCCCCGGATCGGGGACAAAACGGGGACACGCAGACGTAGAAGGGAACAGATCGAGGAGTAGCGCGAGGGAGGGTTGTTGGAAGTGCAGAACCGGGGAACCGCTCTAGCAAGCGGAATCCCCTTCGGGGGCTTTACGCTCCCGTACTGTCACTTCCGGCCAGATCCAGCTTGTCGAGCTGGGGGTCACTTTGTAAATCCAGCCCCGCAAGCCCTTTTGTAGAGCCATCGGGGACCAAAATCTGGTAGTCACTGGGGCTGGATCGGGGACGGATCGGGGACAACTTTGGCTACCGATGGGCGCGGCAGGGCTCGAACCTGCGACCTTCGCCTTGTCGAGGCGACGCTCTCCCAGCTGAGCTACGCGCCCGGAAGAGTCGGGCATCCTACTGCCCCTTCCAATCGTCCACGCCGAGGCGGGGCGTCGTCGCGACCGCTTTGACGATGGTTTGCCGAGCCCCCGCGCGCAGATGGTGGCGCTCGCGTTCGGAGAGGGTGTCGTAGTGGCCGTCGCTGCCGCTCGCGTCGAAGACAGCGCGCGCCGCGGCGTCGATCGCATCGTCGGAGAACAGCTCTTCCTCCCAGGCCCGGCGAAGTGCCGTGTACGCCGCTTCGACCGCGAAGAACGCCAGGCGTTCGATCCCGGGAGCGGGCGGCGGTGTTCCGATGTTGCGATAGAAGGTGTCGAGAACCCGCTCGACTGCCCTCTTCCCCCTGTCACGATCGTTCGGCAATGAACCCCCGGTTCGGCGCGGTCCGCGGCAGGCCGCGGGCCTCGCGAATGTAATCATCGATCGAAGCGTTCGGGGCTCCGGTCGGCCGCTGGTCAAATAGATGCTGGTAGGTGCTCGCCGAAACAGCCGGGCTGTGCATCAGCTGCTTGGCGACTTCGATGTGGCTCCATCCGGCCGCCGCGTACAACGTCGCCGCCGTGTGCCGCAGGTGGTACGGCGTCAGCGTCGAGCCGAGGCCGATATCTTCCGCCGCCCGCTTGAAGCACTTCGGCCGCTGGCGGTGATGCTTGCTCGGGGAGCGCGAGGACCAGTTGCCCCAGTCAGTCTTCGTCCAGGGCTTCCCGTCGCGGTGTTGCGGCCAGAGCAGGCCGATGGCGCTGAGCGGCGAGATCGGGCGCCAGATCTCCAGATCGGCCAGAACCGGCCCCGGGACGTAGACCACGTATTTCGAGTCTGAGCTGGCCTTCGATCCCTCCACGATTTTCCCGTCGACATTCTTCGTGGTGACGGTGAGGCCGCCCGCGTCGGCGGACGCATGTTTGACCCAGCCGGGTGCGCCGGGGGTGAGATCCGCCCAGGTCCGGGCGAGGGCGCCCTGGGGGCGGATGCCGATGTAGGCGAGGATGGAGATCAGGGTGGCCGAACCCGGGTCGTCGTTTTCGAGGTACCAGGTCCGCAGCGCCTCGACCTCTTCCGCCGTCAACCAGCGCTGCGATTTCTTCGTGTAGCCGGGTTGGTCGAGAGCGTCGACCGGGTTGTGGTCGAGATATTCGTGCGGCAGGACGGCCTTGCGCAGGATCCGTCCGAGAGTCCTCTGGGTTTTCCCCAGGACGGCCGGGCCGGCGCCTTCGGCTAGCCGCTGCTCCTGCCATTCTCCCAGTCGCCGCGGGCGCAAATCAGTGAGGGGCAGGTGGCCCAGGAACGGCAGGACGTGAACTTCAAGGCCTTCCGCGTAGACGCCCAGCGTCCGCTCCGTGACGCGCCCCGACCACGTCGCCAGCACCTGCGCGGTGAACTCCGACAGCGTCGGCACGTCGCTCCGGCGCATCACCAACTTGCCCTCCGTCAGCCGGCGCTCGACTTCTTCGAGGTAGACCTTGGCCTCGGGCCGGGTCTTTCTGATCTTCGATTTCGGTCGACCGTTCTCGCGCCAACAGACGCGGAACGTTCCCGCTGGGGTCGGTTCGATCGAGGCCATCAACAGCCCCCATCTTCGTGTGTATCGTTGAGGCTCGGCATCAGGGGTATCTCCTGTTGTCCAGCCCCGGGGCGGGAGTAACCGCTGCCGGGGCATTTTCCATTAGTCGGGAGTCTCTCACGATTGGCGACGCTAGGCAACTTCGCTCCGAATCTCGCGAACGCGCTCTATCAGCGCGCCCCGGTGTCCCTGGCGAGGGCGGGGCATTGGATCGCCCCCGGCGGAGCGGCGGGAGCTGGGCTTTTCGCCCGCGCGAACCCACGCCAGAAGATCGGATTCGACGGTCATCCAGCGCCCACCGCGCTTGTGAAACGGAGAGCCGCCGCCTTCCTGGGCGATCTCGTACAGCCGCGACCTCGACAGCGGCAGGATCTTCTCCTCGTACACCTGGGCGAGGGTCAGGACGCGCTCGCTCATCGGCCGATCCCCAGCCGTGGACGGACGGCCGGATAGCGGCCGTAAAGCTCGGAGAGGAGGTCGGTCCGGTTCGCCGTGGTGAGATCGCCGACCTTGAGGGAGTGCAGTCGGCAGCTGGCCAGGATCCGATCGGCCTTCGTCGGGCCGACGCCCTTGACCGCGAGTATCAGTTCGCGGACCGGCATCTTCTGCAACCACGGGTCCGGGCGGATCAGGGCCTTCGACAGCGGGACCTCCCCGGCAGCGATCTGATCCCTCAGCTTCTTGCGGTGCATCCGGACTTCGTTGCCGCGCTGGCCCGCGGCCACCACCTGGGCGCGGTCGATCATCGGCTCTCCAATTTCTTCAGCATCGCCCCGGCCGCCAGTTTCCGCGGGCCGGAGTCGAGGCCGCGGAGGCCGGCGCTTGGCAGCCCGGCGTAGGCGTCATCGCGACGGCGCTCGTCGCAGACCGCCTTGTAGATCTCCCTGAACTGTGCTCGCACCGTTCCCTCCTCGGATTTTAGGTAGCCGGACTGAGACTCGAAGCCGTAGCGCCGGGCAGCCTCGGCGGTGGCCGGCGACTCCTCGGCGAGCTGCGCGTAAAAGGCGGTCCAGTCGTAGGGCGCGTGCGCCCAGAGCGCCTTGTTGACCAGCTCCCAGGCCCGGCCGTGGTCAGGGTCGTGGCGGTCCAAGGCGGCGATCTTGGCGAGGATCTGCGCCCCGTTCGGGGGGAACGCGCTGCCATCCCGGTAGCTCGCCTCGACTGCGACCAGCACCTGCTCGCCGGGTAGGCGGTGGAGGTCGTCAAACCACTTCGCGATCGACGCCTCCGGGATCTTCGCGTGGGGCCAGTTCATGTCCATCCGCTGGACGACGGTGATCCACTCCCCGCGGGTCACGCGTCCTCGCCCTCGACCTGGCGCTTCATTTCCTCCAGCCGCTGGAGGCGGGCGTTCTGGCGCGCGGTCGGGTCGTTGACCGCCTTCGGGGTGCGACCGGCCTGGATATAGCCCTCGACGTTCTTGGCCCGGAGGATCGTGTCGGGGACGTCATGGGCGTGCTCGACCCGCCAGGGATCGCTGTGACAACCGACCGTAGCCTGCTTCAACTCCTCCAGCGACCACTGCTTGCGTCGGGCAGCGAAGGCCTTCTGGGCGGTCTCCGAACCCCGAACCGACGTTCGTCCCGTGATCTCCCTGTAGTGCTTCAACCAATCGTTGAACTCAGTACGAACAGCAACAGAAACAACAGAAGAAACAGAGGAAGAAGGAGAGTAAGAGTAAGAGTTAGATTTGCCACCTTTTTGCTTAGCTTTTGCTTTAGCCTTTGCTAGACCCCCTCTTCTACCTGCTACTGAGCGTGTTTTGCGTAGGGACGCTAGGTCTTCTTTCGACGGATTCACGTCCAGGTAGTCCCTGATTTCGTAGTCGGATTCGCTCGATTCCGCCTTTTTCCACAAGCCGGCGCCTAGCAAGTGCTTGGGCAGCTCGCCCAGGCCCTCGGCACCGACCGCCTGGCGCACCCAGGACGCGGGAATCAGTCCATCCGTCTCGTACTTGCCGCAGTAGGCGAGGGAGCGGGCGTAGAGCCCGGCGCCGGCCAAACCGACGCCGAGCACCTTCGGGTTGTCGTGGAATTCAGTGAGAAGTTTCACCCAGTCCACCCTTCACGCAGCTGCTTCCCGGCGCCGCAAACCGGCCATCGTCGCCGCGGTCCCGGCGGCTCGGCAGGGGGCGCAGCGACAGCGGTAGTTGCGGTAGCCGTTGTCGGTGCCGTGGACGTGCTCGGGGATGCAGGCCGCGCGGCGGCTCCGGGCGGCCCTCTGCCAGGCTGCGTTCGCGGCGCGGCAGCGCTTGCAGCGGCAGCCGTAGTTGCGGTAGCAGCTGTTGGTGCCGTGCTTCACTCGCGCTCTCCACGTAAAACGCTCTGGTTGGCGGAAATCGCCGCCTTCTGGCTGGTGATCCAGACCTTCATCGCCTCGATTTCCTGGAGCTTGTTGCGGTAGTCGAGGAAGAGCGGAAGATCCTTCGTCTTCACCGCTTTGCGGGCGATCGCTTCGCGGATCCCTTCGGCGGGCATCTTGCGCTCGCCCTCCATCGCGTCCGTGTAGATCGCGATCAAGGCGTCGTCCAGCGCCTCCTCGTAGCGGAGCGCGATCCCCATCTCGACCTCGCCGTCCGCGGAGATCTTGCCCTCGTACATTTCGACGCTGAGTCGCGAGAGCTTGGTGGAGACGCGTTGGATCTCAGCGCTGGCGTCATCCAGCGCCTTCATCACTTCCCCTGCCGCCCTCAACCCCGGAACTCCTCCCGGAACGGCGGGTCGTAGCGGTGCTGTTCGAGGTACTCGATCTCGCGTTCGCGCTCCATCTGGACGTAGAGGATCTCGGCGGCGTCGTAGTCGATACGGGGGAAGTGGCCGACCAGCTTCGAGACCTCGCCATCAGCGCTCGTTGCCCGGAACTCCCAGTGGGGGACCTCCTCGAACCAGCTCCTCGGGACGCCGTTTCCTTTGGGGCGCCAGGGCATCAGAAAACCGCTTTGATCGCAACGATGATCACCGCGGCGATGAAGGCGCCGATGACGATGCCGAGGACGTCGATCCAGGTCCAGTCCTTCCAGTCCTTCATCAGAAGGGGATATCGTCCTCGGGCGCCGGCTCCATCGGGAGCGGTTCGCCGCGGTGTTTTTCGGTCAGGGTCACCAGAGCGTCGAGAGCTTTTTTCTGGGTCGTCGGGTCGGTGGAGGCCGAGAGCTTGCGGACCGCCTCCGTGGCGCGGGCGGGCGACAGCTCGAACGCCATGTAGAGAGAGATGATCGGGACGGCGGCGGGGGGACAATTGGCCGCTTCCAGGGCCTGCTCGATCTCCGACAGATCGACGTCTGGACGCTGCGCTGGGGGCGCCGGGGCGGTAGTGGCCGGCGCGCCCTGGGCGTCAGCGATGTCCTTGTCGAAGGCGTCGGCGACCTGGAAGATCTGGGCCAGGGTCGGCGAGGCGCTCTCCTTGTCGAAGGCGTGGTAGCGCAGCGCCATCTCCTGGGAGTGCTGGCGTTGGATCGCCCGCTGGACCTCCGGGCGCAGCGGCTTCATGAACTCAGCCGGGGCGAAGTTGGCCGAGCCCGAGCTGCCGGTCGACGGCTTTCCGGCCTTCTGTTCCTTGATCCCGTTCCAGTCGACCTTCAGCTTCTTCCCGTGGGACCCGTTGTCGATCGTCGCCAGCGGGGTCATCCCCCCGACTTCGGGGGGATCGGAGTCGGGCTTGCGGCTCCACTCGATCTTGCCCTGGACCCCCTCGACTTCGATCTCGTAGGCGAGGAAGGTGTCCCCCCGGCTCGACTGCCACTCGCGCGGGTCCCCGACCCAGGTGACTCCGTACTCCTGACTCACGCCGGCACCGGCAATGGGGCGTCGTATGGCCCTTGCTCGACGGGGATCGCGATCGCCTCCGCGTCAAGGCGCTTCGCCACCCGGATCGCCTTCTGAAAGAGCGCGACGACCTCGGCGTGGGTGTGGGTGTCGTTGAAGACCGCGATCGGATCCAGAAAACCCGTGCAACTGCCGATGAAGAATCTCTCGCCGGCCGGCAGTCGGCGACGGAGAATGTCCAGGCCGGCGCAACCGGCCCCCACAACTTCCCCGTAATCCGAATCGCCGAGATGGCTCGTCATGAACCTCGACATCGCCCCCAGCGAGCAGGCCCGGTCTCCCTGGAACATCTGCCCCTGGCACCAGCTGTCCTCGTCCTCGATCATGCCGAGGGCTCCTTCCAACGCTTCGTACGGCTTCACTTGACCAGCTCCCTTCTCGCTTCTTCGATTGACTCGATTGCGGTGTCCATGTAGGCCAGGGCCTCCTTCTTGCCGAGCAACCGCAACTCCGCCCGGTGGAAGTTCATAAGCCGGATATCCCGACCCAGCGACGCGTCGAGCTTCCGCGGCAGCGCCCGGCTCCATTGCCTCAGATCGCGGCTCGTCAAGGCAGCCGGTCGTGGTCTCGCGGCCCCACAAACCTCTCCTCGGAGGGCTTCCATTTCGGCGGCCACTTCCAGGGGTCGACCATGTACTCGACCTCGACGTCGCCCTCGTCGGTGCGCTTCGCTCGGACCAGGATCATCCCGAAGGCCCGCATGGATCTGAGGAGGAGGACTGCGATCAGGGCGAGGACGGCAAACAGGGCGAGGAGGATCCAGAACATTGGTTAAGCCGCCTTGTCTTTGGGGTCGGGCGCCTCAACGAACCGGCGCATGGTCTTTCTGATGCGTTTGTGGTGCTGCTTCCCGGGGCCGGTGCACCAGGTGGCGCCGCCGTAGTTGCCGTTTGGCATCCGGCCGACATGCCCGCACTGCTCACAGACCGGCAGCTCGACTTCGGCCAGGTCAGTCGACATGGACGACCTCGGCCGCGATCGAACCGGTATCGGAGTCGACGGCGATTTCAGCCAGCACAATCGAGGCCCGGTTGAAAAGCTCATCGGGGATATCGAAGACCACCGCGAACATCGCAGTCGGCAGCGGCTCCTTGTCCCAGCCCCCGACCCCCCGCGTCAGCGGCTTGTAGTTCGGCTTCGTGCTCGCCTCAAGCCTTGGCCCCTTCGGCCCCTTGGCGACCCGAAGATGCGTCTTCACCTTCACGATGCCCTCCAGGTCCGACCCCTATACGGGGTGCCATCGGGGACCTTGCCTGTAGCGAAGACGTCGCGTTTGTCGTCGCCGAAGATCTCGTACAGCCCGCGCAGATCGGTGTCGAGAGAAGTCGCGAAGTTGGCCTCCCCGGCCGCCCTGGACCGCTGTCGCCTCCGCGACTTCCCCTGGATCTCAGAGGAGGTCCGGACGGCCTTCGCGAGACGACGGCGCAGGTTGCGTGCGTTGTCGCTCGGCGACCGCTTTCTCTTCCGGGGCTCGACCTTTCGGGAACCCGCGCTGGAGGCCGGAGTCGGCATTGGGGCTCCCTTAGAGGGCGCCTCCCCTGTTTCCTTGCACCTTCACGGTACGCAAGATACCCTTGCGCAACATTGCGCGCAAGGCACGCAAGACTCGGAAATACGCGGTTTGCGCGTTGCGCGTCTCCGGCGTGCTCTAGGGTTTCCCGCGCCAGCCGGAAAACGAGGAAGGAACCAGTTGCCACGTCACCACCGATTTGACCCGATGATCGACCTCGACGCCCTCAAAAATCGACTGAAGGGATTGCGGGGGCGATTGGCCCTCAGCCAGGCCGAGGCCGCCGCGGAAATGGGCGTGCCCTATCGGACCTTCCAGTCCTGGGAGAACGGCGAGGTCGAGACCAGCGAAGCGAACTACGAAAGGGTGGCGGGGTTCTACAAACGCAAGCTGGCGGACGAGACGATCACCAAGACCTGGATCCTCTACGGCGATGAGGGGCCGGCGGTGCGCGTGGGGAGAGAGCGCGCCGACCTCCGCGCCCTCGAAGCGAGGCTTCGCCGTGAGATGGATCTGAAGTTCACGCGGCTGAAGGCCGAGCTACTGGCAGAACTCGGCCTGACCGCGCCGGCTCCGGGCGTGGTGACCCCGGAGCGGCTGGACGCTGCCGCCCACCACTAGCCGCTCCGATGCCGAAACGAATCAATCGAGACAGAATGGGCAAGAACCAGCACCCCCTTCGGGACGAATTGGTTTTGCAAATGGACGCGATCGCCAAGCCGCTCAGCCCGAAGACAATGGTCGAAGCGCTGGGGATGAACCCGTTCGGTGGGAACGTCGACTTCGACCGGGCGGTCAGCCTTGTGAGCTACCACGTCAAAGTCTTGCTGGGATACGAGGCGATCTCCCTCTCTCATCAGGAGCCCGTGCGCGGAGCGGTGCAGAACTTCTACATCTTGAAGCCGGGCGTCGTCGTCGCTGACGAGGGAGACGGTGCCGCGCTCGACCAAATCAGCAAACTTCTTACCGAAGGACACAGGGGCGTCGTCGCGAAAATTGCGGCGATCGTCCAAGAGACTGGCCGCGATGTCGCGGCCAGTTAAATATGCCAAGGAGGCCCCCATGAGTGATGCGAACGGAGATGGAGATCACGGTCAAGAGACCCTGATCGAGGAAACACTGAGGCCGCTTACCGAGAGACGCGGGGAGCTGGTCGATAAAATGACCGGCTTCGAGAAGCTGGCGCTGGAGGTCCGGCGGGAAATCAAGGCGGTCGACAAAATCCTCCGGGCCGGCGGTCTGTTGGAACCAACCGGCGGCCGCCCTCCCAAAGCAGCTGCCGTGCGGCAACGCGGGAGAGGCGTTTCCGAGGAGAGGCTGGAGGAGGCCCGGCGGGTCATCCGCCGACTCGATGCGGAGTTCACGATCCGCGAGATGACGGAGATCATCAGGACGGACAACAGCTCTGGAAAAGCGATCATCGAAGCACTGCGGGCCGAGGGAGAGCTTCGTCTGGTCGGTGCCAAACACCCCAAAGGCACCCCGCCCCACGTCAAGGCGGCGCACTACGCGCTGATCGAGAGAGGCTAGTCAGATGCCGATGAGCCTACGGCTGGTTGATTTTTCCGACCACGATCTCCTTTATGCGCTGGAGGAATCCGGGGACGATGAAGGCTGGGCGACCTCTCTCGAAATCGCCGAACATCTCGGTCTCAATCTGGAGGACTCCCCGGCCAAAAACATCGGCAGCCGCCTTGCGTGGCTGAACCGGTTCGGTGTGATGGAACAGGACGATGAGAAAAGCCAGATGCGGTGGCGGATCAACGATGTCGGCTTCACGCTGCTGCACCCGAACAAATTGCCGCCCTCGGCGATGAAGGCGCTGGAGGCCTTGGATGAGGGTCAGCGCCTCATGGTCACGGAAGCAGTGTCTCGGCAGCTCAGGCGGACCTCCCGCCAGGGGACGCATCTCGCAAAGCGCGCGTTCACGCACAACATTGGTTACTGGCGAGACGCTTCGATCGCCCCGAAGCGGAACGGGAAGAAGAAATGAGCGAGCGAAGGAAGGCGATGCATCTGACGGATGAAGAGGTTCTGAAGAAGCTCTTCCCGTTGAAGGTGCTCAACGAGGCGGCGGAAGTCGCGAAGGCGGCACAAAAAAACCCCCCATCTCCAGAAATGAAGGGCGAGAAAGGCCGATAGATGAACAACGTGACGATCAACAAAGACAGACTACGAACGGTTGTTGAAGCAAACAGGGAGACCCACCAGAGGCTCTACGTCGAGGCCCATGAGGCGTTCACCAGGAAGGCGATCGCCAATCTGGAATCAATGCTGGGTCGGGCGAAAGAGGGAAAGGTTCAGCTATTCGTCAATCTGGAAGAGCCGAAAGACCACACTGAGGACTACGTCCGGGTTCTGGAGATGTTGGACTTCGAGGTCGAGGAGAACGTCGTGCTCAGCTCCCAGGAATTTGCCCAGTACGTGCAGGACCGCTGGGGCTGGGCGCACGAATTCGCGACGTCCTACGCAAGCAACACGGGCCGGGCACTCTAAGGCCAGCGATCCGTGTCAATGAATTCGAGCTTCCCCCGGGGCGGCCAGTAGGCCAGTTCGGGGACGGCCCCGGCCTGGCCGGCGGCGGTCAGGAGGTCGGCGCGGTCGCGTGGTCCGAAGCGCTCCCACGGTCCCTGTGCCGTCGACTTGACCTCGATGAACCGAGGAGAATGCCCGGCCTTCAAGGCGACCACATCGACGGATCCGAGTGAGGCCGCGGCGCGCATCGTCCACCAGCCTTCGGCTTCGAGCACGGCCTTGACCTGGCGCTCGCGCTGGATCCCTCGACTCACGCCATGTGCCCCTTGGCACGGACCGCCCTGACATTCGAGCGCCTGCCGTGGAAGCTCACGCAACGAGCAACAGCGTCAGCTGTCTGCCTGTCGTCGTAGGCGGTGTCGTAGACGATCCCCTTGCCTTTGGGGCTGTCGTAGACGACCAGCCGCTGATCGGGCATCTTCATTTCTTCAGCGGGAAGATTGCCCCGAAGGCGAAGGCGCCGAGGGTCGCAAAGAGTCCTGCTACCTCCACGGGGATCGTCACACCGTTGATCAGGGAGATCCCCCAGGCAATGATCCCGCCGAAGGCGGCTCCCGCAGTGGTCACGGTGGTAGTGGTCTGGTTCATCGTTCACTCCTTAGAAGAACTTCCGGTGGATGGGGAACTCCGCTATGCGGGCGTTGGTCGGCCGGAACCAGCTGGGGCCGCCCCCCGGGTTCGGGTTGTCACGTCCCCCACACTGCGCCCAGCGGAACTCGCCGAGAACTTTGCGGCCGAGTCGGGTCCTACGCCGGAGGCGGACGATTACGTGTTCGTCGCCGGGGGTGTTCTTGATGAACATCGTGAAGTACGGACTGGTCCCGGCGGTGCCTTCGTCCGCCAGGCTCCAGGTCGATCCGACGTAGTTGCTCAGGCGGATATCACCGACCTGACAGAGCCACTGCGCGAAGCCCGAACAGTCCGTCCACGAACCGCTGGCCGGGGGGTCGTACATGTGAGTGGCGCCGCGTCCGCCCCCGTAGGAGTAGATGAGCTTGCGACGGGCGACCAAGGTGATCGCCTTCTCAATCCGACGGATGCGCGTCTTCACCCCTGCGGGCAGGGATTTTCCTCGGGCCATTGCGGCCCTCCTTTCACGGGTATAGGGCCGCTAGGCGGCTAGTAAGAGACGACGCTGAGGGCGTCGATCGAACGTTCCTGGCTCACGGGAAGGGTCAGCCGAAGATGCCGGCGTTCGCCAGGACGGCGACGACGATCCCGACGAAGCCGACCCCGACCCCGGAGGCGGCGACGACAAAGGTGCGGGAGTCGATATGGCTGGCATCGCGGGCCGCCTCGACTTTTTCGATCGCGGCCGTCAGTTCGGTCTTCGTCGGGTACAGGTTGCGTTCCTCGCCGATCTGCTCGCGCAGCTGGTTCGCTTTCTGTTTCTCGTAGTCGTAGAGGCGCTGGGTCTGGGCGGTCGCCTTGTCACGCTCGGCTTGAAGCCTCTCGCCCCAGTAGAGATCGGCCTCCCGCAGCTTCATGAGGTATCGGCGAGTCGAGATCATCCGTAGGTCGCGATCAGCGTGCCGCGGTGGGCCTCCATCTAGCCACCGCCAATCGGGTATCCACCGATGCCACCCCCCCCTGTCGAGCCGCCAATGGGGCCGCCGATCGAACCGCCGATCGGGTGTCCACCGATACCGGAGCCGGAGCCCCCGCCGATGCCACCCCCCTTGAGCTTCACCTTCGGCTTCTGTTCGGTCGGGATCAGGATGCCCCCCTGGATCAATTCATAGGCTTCATTTCGGAGCTTTTCCTGGCGCTTGGTCAGCCTCTGGTTCTTCGGCAGGTAGGGCTTCTCGGCGGCAGAGAGCCGGTCGGATGCGCGTTCGGAGATCTTGTGTTCGCGAACCAGCTTTTCGAGCGGGCGTTTGTCGCCGTTGACCCAGCCGCCCCGGCCATTGACGCCGTAGATCGCCTCGTTGATTTCCGGGTTGTCGGAGAGTTCCGGGACCGGGTCGGCGTACTTGTCTTTGAAGTCGCGGTTCAGCTTCTTGGTCTCCGCGAACTGGGCCGCGGTCTGGCCGATGAACGGGTCGAGGGTCGAGCGGTAGGGCCGCAGCGGATCCTGGGCGCCGTAGGTTTTGCTGGCCGTCGACTCGTCCTGGCCGAGGGTGTTCACCCCGGCGAGTCGACCTGCGGGCGAGAGCGCGGCGAGCTGGCGGGCCATGTACTCCCAGCCCGATTCGCCTTCGATCGGGCGCCCGGTGTAAGCGTCGATCCCCTGGCTGGCGGAGGCGGCAATCGACAGAAGCGGCGAGACCTCCCCGATCAGCTGCGTCGGCTTGCCGGTGACGGCGGCGGTCTGGACGGTGCTGAGGCCGGGGAAGGTGCGCTGGCCGGCGGGGAGGATGGTGGGTTCCTTGCCCGGGCCGTTCTGGATGACCGGCATCGTGTAGTCGAGGACGCTCGGGACGGAGCCTTTGGTCTTGGCAATTTTCTCCAGCTCCTGGGCGTTGACCTGGCCGAGCATCGCCATCGCCGTCGCGACGACCGGATGATCGAGCGGGAAGTGGTAGAGCATCCAGTTCACGGAGTAGCGCTGGAATGGGTAGAAGATCGTCAGCGGGGCGAAGTGTTTCTCGAAGACGGTGAAGGAGTTCCAGTTGCCAGCCATGTCGTTCATTGCGGTCATCAGCTTGTCGCCGAGGCGGGGGTGCGCGGCCACGTAGGCGTCCCGCTCCGCTCGGGTCATCCCCTGCATCGCTTTGACCGCGGCCTCCTCCCCTTTGAAGAGGTTGTTCGCCCCCCGGCGCCAGCGGTTGAAGCCCTTCTGAGCGCGCTTCAAGTCACCGTGGATTTTGGCGTCGGCGGCGATCTCCCTGAAAATGCCGGCACGGCCGCGATCGAACTTGCCGAGGGTGTTGCCGTTGATGATGTTCCAGGCGTGGCGCCATTTCGGATACGGGCCGGCGGCGCGGATCGGGTTGGCCAGCGCTCGGGGCTCCGATCGCAGCTCCCTCCGCGCCGGGGCGCCGAGGACGCCGACCGAGGACCCGACGTTGGATCGGAATTCGGCGAGCATCTCCGGAGGCAACTTGGAGATCCTTCGCAGGTTGGCGATCGCTTTCGGGACGTGGACGATGTTCCGCCCCAGCGCCGCCGCCAGCGGCAGGCCCTCCTGGGGGATCTGGATCAGGGCGAACGCCGGCGAGTTGAGGATCGTCCTGGTGGCGAAGTTGGAGCCTTTCGAGGCCCAGTCCGAGACCTTCCCGAGCGGCTGGAAGTGGCCCATCAGCTCATGGATCGCGACGGCGTCCATCGGGACGAATTTTTCGCCTTTCAACTTCGAGCCGGCGTGCAGTTCGTCGCGAAGTTGGGTCGACCCTTCGGCCATTTTTTGGGCGTGGGCGACCTCGTCATCGAGCACCTGCTGGAACCTCTCCGGGTTCAGCGTGAACTCGCCGTCGAGGGCGGAGTTGAGGAACTGCGTCCGCACCATCAGGACCCTGCTCTGGTCGAGCTGGTGGGTGGCTATCAGGTGCTCGACTTCCCCCTTCGTCAGGACGGCTTTGCCGTTCACCGGCCGTTTGAATTTCTCGAAGATTTCGGCGAGCCCGTGGTTTACCGCGCGGCGAGCCCGTGGTCCTTCGATCGAGTGGCGCTGGAGATGCTCGAAGCCCGACTCCGCGTTGCCGCTCATCGCTGCCTTACCCTGCGAGGGCCAGACCTTTGTCGCCGGGACGTACTGGGCGAAGTCGGGGGCTTTGTCACCAGGCCCGAGCGAGGACGGGACCTGGTCGGCGACATAGGCGGCCGGGGTGCGGAGCCCCATCTCCGCGTGGGCGCGCTTCATGTCGTTGACGAACCCGTTCAACATTTCGGGCGTGTAGGCCTCGGCGCGAGTGGTCGAGATCCCGTGCTCGGCGCCGCCGTGCTCTGGGGGCTTCATCAGCCCGGCCATCGACTCCATCAGGCCTTTCTGCTCCGCCTCCAGGGCGGCGATCTTCGCCTGGTTGCCGCGGCCACTTTTCAGGTCTTTGATCAAGGCCTCGCGTTCGAGGCCGATGTCGAGCGCCTCCTTGCGACTGTAGGCATGGTCTCGCTGGGGCAGGTAGCGTTCGGCGAGCTGTGAGATCCGCTCCTCCGGGAGCAGGACCGGGGCTTTCCCTTCGGCAACCCGGCGGGGGTTGACGACGCTGTTGGCGCTGGCCAGGTAGCGGTTACGCTCGGAGACCCCGACCTCCTCGGCCTGGCGCTCGAAGGCGTCGACCGCCTTCCAGAAGTGCTCATCGTGAAACAGCTCTGGGTGGTCGAGGATCCATTGCGTCGAGTGGCGATCGAGATGGACACCTTCGGGTGGCTTCACCCCTTTGTCGATGTTCGGGTAGCTGTCGTGGATCTCTTTGACGTGGGCCAGGCCCGCGATCTCGTCCTTCGGCACCCCGTACTTGACGATGATCCGCAGCGCGTCCCCGGCGTTCTGGTCGGAGCGGTCGGTCAGCTTCGACTTCTTCAGCTCCTTGCGGATCTCCCTACCGGAGTGCTTCCCCCAGTAGGTCCCTTTTTCACCCATGCGGGTGACGAACCTGGAGATCCCGCTGCGGGAGCGCTGTCGCTCGATCAGTTCGCCAGTGCGGCGGAGTACGTAGTTCTGCCCGGGGCGGCTGGTATCGGCGACCGAATGGCGGATCGGCTTCTTGCGCAGCTGGCGTTTGCCGACGAACTTCCCGGCTTCACTGTCTCGGGTCCGAGCGGCTGCCCGCCCCTCGCGGGTGCCGGCGCGGCGGTTCTCGACCCTGGACCGGATGCCGCCGCGCAGCTCCCCGAACCCCTCGGAGCGGCGGACCCCCCTGATGACGTGCGGGACCGGGATGAACGGGGTCAGGCCGGTTTCCTTCAGGGTCGTCTGCTCGACCTTGTTGGGATCGCCGGAGGCGAGGTTACCCACCATGTGGGCGGTCCCCTCAGCCAGGGTCTTCCCGGTGGCCACTAGCGGCGCGGGGCTGCCCTGCTTCACCGACGAGACCCCGGCGCCCGCTATCGCAAGTGGACTGGTCAGAAAGCCGAGCACACCTTTCCCGGTCTGCGCCAGGGTCTCCTTCGGGTGATTCACCACGGCCGCGGCGGTGCCCTTGACGAAAGCGTTGGCGCGCTTGTCGAGTTCGCCGGGGAGAGGTACCGGGCTGATCGCAGCGGCGCCCGTGCCGGAGCCGACCGGATGCCTGGCGGCGCGGCGGGCTCCGCCGCCGGCTGCGGCCCTGCGGCCCTCTTTGGTGGTGGCAGCCTTCTTCGCGCGCGCGGGCGCGGTGCGGACGCGCTGGGGCGTCTCTTTGACCCGCTTCGCAGCCCGCCTCGGGGCGGTCTTCACCGCCCGCACTTTCTTGGCCGGGGCGGCCTTCACCTTGGCGACGATCTTCGACCCGGTCTTCTGGGCGGCGGTCGAGGCGCCGCTGGCCTCCTTCGAGGCGATCTGGGCGCCGCCCTTCGCGAGCACGCTCTCCGCCTCCCTGGCGCCGAGCTTGCCGAGAAGCTTGGCACCGCCAGCGGCCACACCGCCGAGCCCGGCGGTGGCTAGCGACCCGATGACGAATTCGGCGGCGGGGTCGGAGTGGATCCCCTCCCTTTCGCCGACGTACTGCATCCTGGCCTTTTCCGCGCGCTTGAACGCCTTCGACCCGTATTTTTCTTTCAGCTCCTGCGAGGGTACGGTGCCGTGATACTTCGCCTGCTGGTAGGCGGTCGAGGGGTCGACCGGCGTGTCGATCTTGATCCCCTTGAGCTTCGGCACAACCGCCTTGACCTTGGCGGGGCGGGGAGGCTTCCTGGTCCTGGTCTTCCTGGTCTTCCGGTTCGCGCCCCGTACGGTCGTCGGTTCCGAACGGTGTTCGGTGGGGGTCGCTTCTGAGCGGATCTTTGGGTTCGAAGACTGACTCCGGTAGGGACCGGCGACTTCGGCCTTCTTCGGCTTCTTCTTCCCGGCGTAGCCTGCGGAGAATTTGTCGGCCGAGGTCGGCATTTAGTAGGCCCAGGGGTGGTGAGCGATTTCTCTCTTTTTCTTCGCTTCTTCCGCTTCGACTTTTTCGCGGATTTTCTTCACCGCGACGCGGGCCTCCGCCGGGGAGACTTCACTTTCTTTCGCGACCCTTTGGGTCAGGGCGCCCCAGCTCGGCCAATTCCGCTTTTCGAACAGGGTCTTCGCCGTGGCATAGGCGTTCCGGCGGCCTTCCTTCGCGTCGTTGCGTTCCGCCTGGGTCATCCCCCCGGCCTTGCCTTCGTTCCTCGTCCGCTTGCTTTCGTTGCCGATTTCTTCCTGCTGCTGACGGTTCTCGATTCCCTGCTGCCGCAGTTCGTTCTGTTAGAT